AACACCGTCTCGTCTTTGAACGCTGCGGACTTCCGCACGGCCATCGGTGCTGGCACTGGTGGTGGCTCCGTTTCTTCTGTTGCTGGTACTGGCTCGGCCAACGGCCTAACGCTCTCTGGCACCGTGACATCCTCGGGCAACATCACGCTGAGTGGCTCCGTCACAAGCCTGACAACAACCAACTTCACAATCATGGAAGAGAGCGGTAAGCTCGTGATCAAGTACCAAGGCACTGTGGTCGCCTCGTTCAGCAGCGCGGGTGCCATGATCTCCGCAGACAACATCACCGCCTACGGCACCCCATAAGGAGCAAGCATGACAATGCCAGCAAGCGGCCCCTTAAATATGGGGGGCACATCAAGCCCAGTCAGTGTTGCGCAAGAACTTGGCCTGAGCCTGACCGCGACCATTTCAATGAACCAAACAAACGTCCGCACTTTGGCAGGCGTGAGCACAACCAGCGGCACATCTTGGAGCATGAGTTCCTTGTACGGAAAAGCCAACACATACGCCATTGAGTATCTAGTTGTCGCTGGCGGAGGTTCCGGCGGGTATGAGGGCGCTGGTGGCGGTGCGGGCGGCTATCGTACTGGATCGGCTTCGATTGGCTCCGGCGGCTCATATGGGGTAACAGTTGGTGCGGGGGGAGCAGCGGTGGGTTTCTATTACGTAGCGTATGCACCATCGGGGTCAAATTCAAGTTTTAATTCTTTAACTTCAACTGGCGGCGGCGGCGCGGGTAAATCAACAAGTGGAGGCGGCGACAATTGGATCTATGGTGTTGGCCAAAACGGTGGTTCTGGCGGCGGGGGCGGCGCAACTAGCAACCAATACCGCGATTATTCGGGAGGGTCTGGTACGTCAGGGCAAGGAAATAATGGCGGCGCAGGTTTTTATAGTACGAATAACGGCAGACTTGGTTCGGGCGGCGGTGGCGGTGCGGGTGCAGTGGGACAGAGCACTAACTACGGTTACCCTCCGTCGGCCTGTAACGGCGGAAACGGCTCTACTTGGTCAAACGGCACCACCTATGCCGGGGGCGGTGGAGGGTATTCGCGGGATTTTAACGGGAGTTATCCGGGCAACGGAGGTACTGGTGGTGGTGGCCGTGCGGGATTAATTTATGCAATAGACGGAAGAGACCCGCAGTCTGGAACAGCCAACACAGGGGGCGGTGGCGGGGGTGGGTCGTTCGAAAGTGGGGTTCCCGGTTCTGGTGGCTCCGGGGTCGTCATTATTCGTTACGCTGGCGCACAGCGCGGCTCAGGCGGAACAGTCACATCGGCTGGCGGGTATACATATCACACATTTACTTCTTCGGGGACGTATACATCATGAGCCACTTTGCACAAATCGACGAAAACAACGTCGTCCAGCAAGTGCTGGTTATTGACCAAGCTGAAATTGACACGGGCAACTGGGGCGATCCTGCACGCTGGATTCAGACCAGCTACAACACTCACGGCGGGGTCTACTACATACCCAACACAGGCACGCCCGACCCAGATCAATCGAAGGCATTCCGTAAAAACTATGCGGGGGTGGGGTTCCTTTGGGATGGAATTGGTTTCTTTACCCCGCAACCGTTTCCGTCATGGTCATTGAACAGTTTTTCATATCTCTGGGAGGCCCCTGTGCCGATTCCCGATCCAAACAACCCACAGTGGTATTCTTGGAATGAGGACACGCAGTCTTGGGATTACATTGGCCCACCTGTATAAAAACTAAAACGCCTTTCATCACTCCAGCTCTTCGCACAACAAACTCTACCCCGTAAGGAGCAAACATGAGACTGATCGCAACCCTCTTCTGCGCACTGGCCCTGACCGGCTGCGCCCACGAATACGCAGCCTACGCCGAAGCCCACAAGGCCCAAGCAGCGGCTCAGACAGCCCGTTACCAAGCTCTGGCCGACATCGCCAAGCAAGGTGACACCACGGCCAAAGTCGCTGCGGTCATGTCCCTGCAAATGGGTGGTGGTCAGCAGAATACGCAGATCAATGCTCCCAAGAACTGGGCCGACTACGCCTTGCAGTGGACTGGCCTGTTGCTCCCCACCGTCGGGCAAATCTACACAGTCAACAAGCAGACCAGCCTCGGCATGCGCCAGTCTGACAACGCCACCGCTGTGGCCGTCAGCACCAACAACGCCTTCCTTGGCATGGCCTCGCAGATTCAAGCACCTGCAGCCAACGTGACAACCATCGGCGGAAATGGTGTAATCGGCGCAGGTTCATACTCGATTGGAGCGAACAGTGGAAGCAACTCTGGTAACTCTGGTCGCATTGCTGGTGGCAGCATCACTGACAATACTTCTGTTCCAACCGTAGTCCCAACGACTACGACCACCACGACCAGCAACCTGACCTGCACAACAGGACCCTGCTGATGAAAGACTGGGCTGTTGCATTTATTGCTGCAGCCCTTCTCGTTGGGTTGGTAATCTGGTGTGCATACATCGTTATCCCGTTGTTTAGGAGCATGTAGTGCTTGCCGAGATTGCTGCCGCCAATGCGGCCTTTGCTGTAATAAAAGGTGCGCTGGCGAATGGCAAGGAGCTGCATCAGCTCGGTTCGCGGGTCTTTGATTACTTCGACAACAAGGCCAAGATTCAGGAGCAGGCCACCAAGAAGGGTGGAGGCTCCGACCTTGAAGAGTTCATGGCGCTTGAGCAGCTCAAGCAGCAAGAAGAGGAACTCCGAGAGCGCATGGTCTATGCTGGCCGTCCGGGGATGTGGAATGACTGGGTGAAGTTCCAAGCTGCCGCAGCCAGAAAGCGCAGGGAGGCTCAAGAAGCTGCCAAGCGCGAGGCGGCGCAGAAGAAGAGGCGCAGGGAACAGTTGGCCGAGTACATTGCCGTCGGGATTGCAACCGTCATCCTTGCCGCCTTGTTGACCTACGGGGCTTACATCTACATCATGTATATACGGAAATGAGCGACGAGAAGCTGAACGCCAACACCACACTCGACAAAGTGCTCGGGTATGTGGACTCGCCGTTCAAGCTTTTCTCCCTGCTGTTGATGGCCGTCGTTGCCTTCGTGGGTTACTTCCTTTGGCAGAATCAGGAATTTATGAGGGACGCCTACAAGGAGTCCAAGAAGCTGCCCGAGATCAACACCACACGGGCTGATGAGGCGAGCGCTATGTTGTTTAAACAAACTGGCGCTGCTGTTGTTGCCATTTTCAAGGTCAATCCTCTGTTCAATTCCCGGGTGGTCTACAAGGCATACACCAAGGATGGCCGGGACAAGAGCATCGACGACATCGATGTGGGCCTGTTTACACACAGCACACCCAACAATGACGATGTGGTTAAGCTGATGACCAACCAAATTCCTTGTGGCGCGTACCGATATGCGCAGTCCGAGGTGGGCCTCTGGTACATCGAGAAGGGTGTGGGATACACCTGCCGGGTGAGCGTTCCGCCAGACAGCCCTCGTTTTGTAGGACAGGTCACTGTTGGCTGGCCTCAAGAGCCAGAAAACTTGGAGCAGATCAAATTTATGCTGGAGATCGCCAGCGCAATGCTAACCAAAAGGGGTAACTGACATGGAATGGCTTAAACAAATCGCACCGACCATTGCCACGGCGATGGGTGGACCGTTGGCTGGCATGGCTGTGTCGGCCATCTCCAAGGCCATTGGCGTGGACCCCGACAAGGTGGGTGACATGATCTCTAACAACAAGCTGACCGCTGAGCAAATCGCGCAAGTCAAGATTGCCGAGATTGAGTTGCAAAAGCAAGCGCAGGAGCTTGGCCTAAACTTTGAGAAACTTGAGGTGGAAGACCGCAAGTCAGCTCGAGAGATGCAAGCCACCACTCGCAGCCTGATGCCTCCATTGCTGGCTGGCGCTGTCACTGTCGGATTCTTTGGCATCTTAATCATGATGTTCATTGGCCAAGTGGACAGTAACAACCCGGCCATCCTGATGATGCTGGGCTCGCTTGGCACGGCGTGGACGGGCATCATTGCGTATTATTTCGGCAGCTCTGCGGGATCGCAGGCTAAAACTGATTTACTTTCAAAGGCAGGACCAGTCAAATGACAGAAGACCAACTCAAAGAGATGCACATCGACCCGGCTTGGCTTGAGCCACTGACGGCAGCATTCAATCGTTTTGACATCAGCACCCCTGAGCGCCAAGCCGCATTCATCGGCCAGTGCGCCCATGAGTCCGGCAACTTCAAGACCCTGCAGGAGAACCTCAACTACAGCGCCAAGGGTTTAAACGCCACTTGGCCAAGCCGTTTCCCATCCGAGGAGGCGGCGCAGCCGTTCCACCGCAACCCTGAGAAGATCGCCAACAAGGTGTACTCCGGGCGCATGGGCAACACCGAAGAGGGTGACGGCTGGAAGTACAGGGGCAGGGGTCTGATCCAGTTGACCGGCAAGGACAACTACCGTCTTGCTTCTGACGCCTTAGGGGTGGACTTTGTGGCCAATCCCGACTTGGTTCTGACGCGGGAGTACGCAGCCCTTACGGCTGCTTGGTACTGGAACAAGCGCGGTTTAAACAAGGAGGCGGATGCCAAAGACTTCACCGGGATGACAAAGAAGATCAACGGTGGGACAATTGGGCTCGCAGACAGGGTTGCGCATATCAACACCGCCCTCAACGTCTTAACCGCTTGAGGTAACTTATGCCGCTCAAGAAATTGCTATTTCGCCCGGGGGTCAGCCGTGAAAACACGCCTTACCTGTCGGAAAACGTCGGACCCACTGGGGTAAACGGCTCGTATTCTGCTGGCTGGTACGACTGCGACAAGGTGCGATTTCGCTCTGGCTCCCCTGAAAAGATTGGTGGCTGGGAGCGCATCTCGGCCAACTTCTTCCTTGGCGCTTGCCGATCCCTGTGGAACTGGGTAACTCTGGGTGGTGCCAACCTGCTGGGCGTAGGCACAAACCTCAAGTTCTACGTCGAGAACGGCGGCTCCTACTTTGACATTACGCCCATCCGCTCGTCGCCAACTCTCAACAACCCCTTCACTGCCACACTGGGCTCCAGTGTCATCACCGTTGCAGATACAGCCCATGGCTGCTTGACCGGGGACTTTGTGACCTTCAGCGGCGCAGCCGGTCTTGGCGGCAACATCACGGCAGGCGTGCTCAACGCCGAGTACCAAGTTACCGTGATCGACGTAGACAGCTACACCATCACCGTGTCGGCCACGGCCAATGCAACTGATGTGTCGGGCTCTCCCGGCGGTGGAGCCTCTGTGGTGGCTGCATATCAGATCAATACTGGGTATGAGTACGCCGTGCCTTTGGTTGGCTGGGGCGCTGGTGGTTGGGGCTCTGGCGGCTGGGGCACAGGCACTTCCTCGCTGGAAACTCTGCGCTTGTGGAGCCAGTTCAACTTCGGTGAAGACTTGATCTTCGGCCCAAGGGGCGGAGCCATTTATTACTGGGACTCATCGTCTGGCACCGGAACTCGGGCTGTCGATCTGACTTCCGTTAGCGGGGCTGCGGACGTACCGACCGTGCAGAATTTCTTGTTGGTCTCAGATGTGAGCCGGTTTGTGCTGGCCTTTGGCTGCAATGATTATGGTTCCGCGACTCAAAACCCCATGCTGATTCGCTGGTCGGATCAGGAGAGCGCCGCTGACTGGACGCCCGCACCAACAAATCAAGCTGGCAGTCTGCAGTTGTCTCGCGGCTCAGAGATCATCACAGCCATCCAGTCGCGCCAAGAGATCGTGGTGTTTACCGACAACGCCGTGTATGCGCTTCAGTACCTTGGCCCACCGGCTGTTTGGGGTGCAACCCTGTTGGGAGACAACACTTCCATCGTCAGTCAAAACGCTGCCACGATTGCCTCTGGCGTCACGTTCTGGATGGGCGTGGACAAGTTCTACAAGTATGACGGTCGAGTACAAACCCTGCGCTGCGATCTGCGCCAGCACATCTTCTCCAACATCAACAAGGATCAGTACCAGCAGGTGTTTGCTGGAACCAACGAGGGCTTTAACGAGGTCTGGTGGTTCTACTGCTCCGCAGGTTCACTTGTGGTGGATCAGTACGCCGTCTACAACTACCTCGAAGACATCTGGTACTACGGCACCATGGGCCGCACAGCTTGGCTGGACTCTGGCCTGCGGGACTACCCAATTGCCGCAACCTACTCCCACAACATCGTGAACCACGAGTCTGGCGTAGACGACAACACGACAGCAGTGCCAACACCGATTGAGGCGACCATCACCTCGGCGCAGTTTGACTTGGACGATGGCCACAAGTTCATGTTCCTGTGGCGCGTGCTGCCGGACATTACATTCCGTGGCTCAGAGGCTGAGTCCCCAACGGCTCGCATGTACATGCAGCCCCTGAAGAACTCGGGCTCCGGCTACACCGACCCGCCATCTGTCGGTGGTGAGAATAACCGACCAATCACGCGCACCGCAGTCTTGCCGATTGAAGCTTTCACCGGGCAGATTTACACACGGGTCCGCGCTCGTCAAATGTCCGTGAAGGTGGAAAGCACCGGCCTTGGTGTGACTTGGCAGCTTGGCGCTCCTCGCCTTGACCTGCGTGCTGATGGATCGAGGTAATCATGGCAGAGCCACAAAAAATACCGCCGCCAGCCCTGCCATTTGCGCCGTTGACGTATAGAACTGCGTACATGGACCAGCTCCTCAATGTGCTGCGCCTGTATTTCAATCGGCTCTCAAGCACGATCAACGATCTCTTGGGGGTAAATGGCGGGGTGGCCATTCAGAATCCGCATGCCATGCTGATGAGCAATCAGGATCAGGCAAATGCAGGGGTCACAGTTGCCAACCAGTTGACCTTCAACCAGCCAGTCATCACGCAGGGCATTGAGGTGCGCAACACAGATGAGATTTGGTTTGAGCAAGCGGGGCAGTACCTTGTCACATTCACTCTTCAGGTGTCCAACCGGGGGAACGCCGCGCAGGTGTTTGAGGTTTGGGCTGGGTATGACGGCACCAACTACCCGTTGTCAAACACACGGTTTGACATTCCGGCACGCAAGAGTGTGTCTGAATGGGCGCACATTGTCCCAGCCATCACAGGCATCTTCACAGTCACCAACCCCGACACCGAGTATCTAACCATCAAGTGGTGGGCAGACAGCACGGACGTGTTCTTGGAACACTACGCCGCAGGCACTAGCCCAACTCGCCCAGAGATTCCGTCAGTTATTTTGACGGTCAATTTTGTGTCGCGGCTCTCGTAAGCCCAAAGGAGAAGAATATGGCAAACCCATGGGATGATGCGTACAGCCAGTATGACAAGCGCCTGCGTGAAGGCGAGATGGATGCTGATTTCATACGCGAGATATACGGCCCACTTGGCCGCGAGTCTGAAAAAGGCAACTCGTTCGCAGACCGGGTGATTGCCATTCATCAGGAGCTGGAAGATCAAGGGAAGAAGTTCAAGGTGCCAGTGTCTGGCGGCGACATTGGGGCGGCCGATGCTCTTTGGGACACAGCCTTCCGATTGGCTCAGACCGGAACTGATTCAATTTACGACCTTGGCCAGCGGACAGTAGAAAAGGTTGGTTTTGATGGCGGTGAGACTGGGACCGAGGAGTACAGGCACCGAGAAAATGAGCTGTACCACAAGCCAACGGGGGCAGTGGTCAAATTGCCCGCCATGTGGGGTTTCGATAACGAGTACCAGTTGCAGTTCACCGACGACGGCACGCCAGTGGCCTACTCCACGCCAAAGCAAAGTGACTGGATGGAGTTTCGAGAAGACTTCCTTCGCCCTGCGGTCAACATGGTTGCCCCATTCATTCCCGGTGTTGGCCCATGGGTTGCCGGAGCCAATGCGGCTTACGCCGCCTCCAAGGGTGATTGGGAAAAGGCTTTGATGTCAGGACTTGCCGCAGCCGTGCCGCTGGCCGGTCAGTTTGGTGCAAGCGCCGATACCGTGAGCATGCTCAACAACGCCAAGCAAGCGGCCAATGTGCTGAAGGTTCTGGAGAGTAAAGACCTGTTGGGCGCGGTTATGACCGGCACTGGGCTTGCTGGAGTCACCGAAATCGGTGGCTTTGACATCAAGGACATCAACAAGGCCCTTGGTTTCGTTAAGGCGCTGGGAAGCGAAGACCCAGCCGCCATCATCCGTGCAGGTATGGGGTATCTGCCAAAAGACGGTATGGGTGGGCCTGATTCAAACGACTTCACTCCGGGATACTTTGCCCCGGGCGGAGAGGGTTATATTGCGTCACCCACCTACGAGGCAGACACTCGTGGGTATTTTGATGAGGTGACGGGTAACTTCATTCCTGATGAAAATGGATACTTGACGTTTGGCCAACTGACCAACGAGACCTCTGGAACAAACATTGATTCCATGAAGGACTACCAGTACAACCCGAAAACCGGGAACTGGACACTGCCGGATGGCACGGAAATTGACACGAGCTACATGCAGAACAGCCAAACGTCCTTGACGGGTCAGCAGATCATGGATAACGCTGGTGCTGGCGCTTCCAATAGACCGGGTAGGCCAACGGCCCCCGGGAAGCCCGTAACCCCACCTAAACCCGGGACGCCCCCAAAAGCAGAAACTCCGGGATCGGGTGTGGATATAAACGCACTGATGTCGCTTCTCGGCGGCGGTCAGCAGCAAGCCCCAACAGTTGTCACATCTGGTCAGGATAACTCTGCAGACGTACAATTGATGGAAGATATTTTTGGAACCACCTTGTCTGCGCCTCCGGCAGGTGACCCCGACACACGGACCCGCGAACTTGCGCGTCTTATGAGGAGCTGAGATGGCAGACGACACATATTATGGTGATTTTGACCCTGTGTACGAGGAAATCCCCTACTTTCCAAATTACGGCGGAGAGGCCCCGATTGATTCGAGCGAAGAACCGCGCCTGCCAGATTTTGCAGGCAGCGAATCGCAAGACCACGACTTCACCAAGGAAGAGGCTGATGCTCTTTGGAAAGCTGGCGTATGGGATCAGGTAAAGGGCCTTGGCAAGAATGTTTTGGACTTGCTGAAAACAAATGGCAAATTTGATCCTGCAAAACTTGCTGTGCTTGGGAGTGGGTTTGCTGCTGCAAACAGGCCAAACAGTGCCGCGCCTACCGGCTACCAAGGCAAGATTCCCAAGCTGACCGCAACCAGCAACATGCTGACTGCGCCCCCAGTGGGTCGTCGTCCCGGCTCGGGCGGTATCAATTACGGTGGTGGTGCAACATTCCGTGACGAGACTGGCAAAGTCATCTCCTCCAATGAGAAGACTTTGGAAGAGCTGCTGAAGGCCGCACGGGAAAATCCATTCAACCGCCCCAGCACGTACGAAAACCCAAGCTACGGGCGTCCGCCAGTAAACCCTACGCCCGGTGGTGGTGGCCTTCCAGATATTGCGCCACCTCCAAGCGGTGGTACGCGCCCAGAGGTTCAGCGGCCCCCGTCAACTGGCGGATACAAGCCGCCTCCTCCAACCATGGACACCAGCGGTTTCGTAACTGGTGCCGGGGATACTGGCGCTCGGTTCGATCCGTTTAAACCATCGCTGCCGGAAGGCACAACGATGGCCATGGACCCATCCACCCGGGTTGGCAACACCGTTACCACTGATGGCGTGACTCGTGGGTATGACCCTCTGCGCGGCACAATGTTTACAAACGCAGAGATGCAAGCGCGTGCCGACAAGGAGCTTGCTGACCGCCAGCGCCGTCGTGCAGAGATGGCTGCGGGCACTTACGTCGAGCCAGAGTTCAGCACCTCATCGCAGAACACAGCACCCATTCACGAGAGCACCCCGGGCTTTGTTGCGCCAATCTACAACGCAGCCGTGTTGCCGCCCAAAGATCAGCCGTATGTAAACCCGTACGCATCTTCCTTGGCTAATCCGGCAACCATCCCCCTGATGTCTGGCGAGACCCAAGAGCAGGGCGCTGCCCGGCTCAAAGCCCAGTCCGACGCCCTTGAGGCGCGACGTGCTGCTCGGTCGCAAATGCAAGAGGGTATTGCCAGCGGCGGTGCTGCTGTTGGCCTTGCAAAAGGTGGCTTGGCCCGTGACGGCTTCGTTGTCCCTGCTGACGTGGTGAGCCACTTCGGCAATGGCAGCTCTGAGGCTGGCCTGAAGCTGTTGGCCCAAAAGATTGGTGCCACCCCGATCAAGGGTGCTGGCGATGGCATGAGCGACTCCATCAAAACCAAGATCGACGGCGTTCAAGAAGCGCGTGTCGCCAATGACGAAGCCTATGTTTCGCCTGAAATGGTGAAAAGACTGGGTAACGGGAGCCCTGAGAAGGGAGCCAGAAAGCTGTATGCCATGATGGATCAAGTCCGCAAAGCCCGCACCGGCACAACCAAGCAGGGCAAAGAGATCGACCCGAACAAGTACATGCCCGGCGGCTCTGTGCAGCGGTATGAGGGTGGCGGCTCGACAAAGCTGCCCACTGGCGCAACTGGCGCTGAGTCGAGCTTGTCCAACTGGGCTGGCGACTATGTGACCAACATGCTTGGTCAAGGTGCCGCGCTGGCCAATAAGCCCTACGAAGCGTACACCGGCCCTCTGACGGCTGGTGCTTCAGGATTGCAGAACCAAGCCTTTGGCATGGCCTCGGGACTGCGGACGCCCGGCTCTATTGGCCAAGCTGCTGGCACGGCGGGTGGCATTGCCAACTTGGCAGCAAACATGCGCTACACCCCGCAGACCACGGACTTCCTTGGCGGTGCCAACATGTCCGGCTTGGGCATGTCTCCGTCCTATGGTATGGGCATGCCTCAGCAGCCATCCCCGATGGGCACCTACAACAACCCCATCCCGATGCCGCGCCCCGGGATCACTTCGCCCGCCGATCAGGGTCCGACTACGTTCTCCACGAGGCCGACGCGTGTAAAGCAGGACCCGCAGCAGGTTCCTGACCGTATTGACTTCAACGATTACTTCAACGGCACGAATCCTTTCGGCGGAAATACAAATCAGGACCCCCAGCAAGACAACAGCATTAACTACGCCGGGGGCTCGCGTGACTTCGATGAAACCACGGGAACATACCGGTCGGAAGATGGTCGAGGCATGCTTCCTTTGCCAACAATTACACGGGATGAGAACGGACGCGAGTTTGATGCGGAAGGGCGCGAGTTTTATCGAGTCCCTGAAACCGACTTTGACTACGGCCCAGACCCGTTGCAAAAGCAGCGCCCAACCCCGGCGGGTGGCGACAGCTTCCAGACGCGCCCCATGCGCGAATACGGCGGCTCACGGTACGATCCAGCCACAGGCATTGAGTCACGCGACCTTGTGAAGCTCCAGCCCGGCGACCCACGACTTGAGAACACAAACTTCCAAGCGAAGCCTTTCCAAGTCGAATCATCTGAACCATTCATGCAGAATGGCGCGATGACCGGCGGCACCATGCGCCCACCAAGCCAAGAGGCAGGGTTGCCCGGCTTGATGCAGGGTCAGCAGGGCATGCAGGCTCAGCAGCCACAAGCCTCCCAGCAAGTGGGCAACATCGCTCAGCAGTACATGAACCCGTATCTGGAGTCGGCCCTGCGCCCACAGATGGCGGAGATGCAACGTGCCGCTGACATTGCCCGCACGTCCGATGCCGCCCGCTTGACTCAGGCTGGCGCGTTTGGCGGTAGCCGTCAGGCCATCATGGAATCCGAGGGTCGCCGCAACCTACTGGACAAGCAAAGCGAAGCTTTGGGTCAAGGCTACTCCACTGCCTACGACAAGGCCATGGCGCAGTTCAATGCAGACCAAGCCCGTCGCGCACAAGAGGCACAGTTCGGTGCCACGTTCGGCCTGCAAGGTCTTCAAACAGGCATCCAAGGTGCGCAGACTCAAGGTCAACTCGGCGCTCTGCAAAGCCAATCGGATGTCAACAACCTTCGCGCAACACTGGACGCTGGCGCTGTGGAGCGCGGCATCGAGTCCGAGGGCATTGCAGCCGACAAGGCACAGTTCGAGGAGGCTCGTTTAAACCCCTACAAGATGCTGCAGTTCCAGCAGTCTCTGCTGTCTGGTATGCCGTTGTCTGCGCAGTCGTACAACATGCCTGCGCAAAGCAATCTCCAGCAGTTTGCGGGTGGCGCGTCAACCCTTCAGGCTCTTCTGAAGAGCCTCGGGTACAAGTTCGACTAAGGATCAATCATGCAAAGACCCAGCGCCCAAGGCATCGCAGACCTCTATCGCGGCAACCCAGCACCACTTCAGCAGCGCATCCAGCAGGAGCAGCAGGCCAAACCCGGCTTGGCTCCTGACTTGCAAAAGCTTCTGGCTTTAAACATCGTCACCAACGAAGGTGACGCCATGGCAAGAGAGAAGGCCATGAGTCAACTCGCCCAGATGCAAGGCCAGCAAGGCAAGCCGCCCACAGTGATGGAGACCGTGCAGGAGCAGGCCCGCAAGAAGATGCAGGCCCAGCAGGTTCAGGCTCAGCAGCAACAGCAAGCCATGCAGTCCATGGCCCAGCAAGCTGGCCCCGGCCCAGTTCCACCCGGAACTCCTCAACCCCAAGCCCAGCCTCAAGGTATTGATGATCTGCCGGTAGAGTTCGAGATGGCCGGTGGCGGCATTGTTGCGTTCCAAAGTCGTGGTTCCGTTCCAGAGGCCGAGCCTGCCAGCGACAGCATGGGCGGGTTTACATCAGACCCCGTAAGAGAAGCTTTAAACGCACTGCGTCTTGAGGAAAAGGGTGCCGAAAGAAGGCTTTTGGAGCTGCAACAAAAAGCAGATTTTCTGGAAAGAGCAGGAGCCCCTCAGGCTGGTGCTGCCCGCGCTCAATTAGAAGCCGAGCAACGCAAGCTTGCAGATCGTGACGTAAAGGCTGGGCCCCGGCAGGAAGAGGTCGTTTACAGGCCAGAAGACCAAACCCGCCGCGCAGATTACGAAGGCGGCATCCGTCAGTTGGCTCCTCGTCCACGTCCACCACAAGCCGTTTCGGCTCCCGCTCCCGCTCCAGCCAAGATGGCTCCGGAAGAGGAATACCTGCGCAGTCAGTTTGCCTCGATGGACCCAGAGAGAGCCCGGAACGAAGAGCTGCGCAGGTTCAGAGAGCTTGTGCCAGCCCCAGACACCACTCAGCGAGATGCGGCCATCAAGGCGCTGCAGGAAGAGCGCCGCCGCCACACCGATCCAGAGGGTGGCTTTGCTGGTTTGATGGAATACCTTGGCCAGATCGCTGCCACACCTCGAGGCATGTCCTCGTTTGAGGCTGGCGCTGCTGGTGCTCGTGGCGTTCAAGCTCTGCAGAAGCAACGTGCTGACCAGCGCATGGAACTCGGCATGAAGATCATCGAGCAAGAGCAAGGCAAGCTCGACACCTTGAGAGCCTACGGCAAAGAGACATACGGCGTTGGCAAGAAAGAGTTCGACCAAATCTTTGGCGAGAAGCTCAAGATTGCTGGTGACCTGACCAAGAACAACCTTGAGAAGCAGAAGCTTGCTCAGGATATGACCTTAAAACAGATGGAGCTGGCAGCTCGCCGCTCAGAGGAGGCTGGCCGAGCCACCCGTGATGTTGATTCGCGTCTGCTCCAAGGCTACATCGATGCTGCTGGCGGAGACATTGTCAAAGCCCATCAGAACATGGCAAAAGCTCAAGGCAAGGACAAGCCAAGTCCTTACCTGCAAGAGTTGATGAAGTCGATTGCCGAAAAAGAAGTTGCCTTGGCTTCTCAGCCCAAAAACAAATTGGCTGACGAAGCCCGTGCGCAGTTGAATGCATTGAAACGTGAGGCGGGTATTTTGGGTGGCACCCCAACAGGCGGAACGGGGGGTGCTGTAACCTCGAAAGCACAGTATGATGCCTTGCCAAAAGGGGCAAGCTATGTTGCACCGGATGGGACAACGCGCATAAAAGGGTAAATCATGGCTGAAAACTTCTGGGAAAAAGACACCGTTGCCGAGCCTGCTGGCGAATGGTGGAGCCAAGATAAGGTTGCGAAAGAGTCAGAGACGACAGCCATTTCCGACGAAGCCAAAAAGCGCACAGTCGGTGAAGCCATCAAAGATGTAGGCGCTGGACTTGTGTCCGGCGCTGGCTCTCTTGTGCAGCTTCCCGGCCAGCTCTACGGCTTGGCTACAGGCGACTTTTCTAAGACTGGAGCGCTTGGTCTTGGCGAAGACATCTCCAAATATGGTGAGGAGATGAAGTCTGCGGGTCTGAAGGCTCGGGAGGCCGAGCGTGCTGCCAAGATTCAAGAGGCAGAGAAGGAGGGCCAGTTTGCTGCGTTTAAAGCTGGTTTTGGTGAGACCATTACCGACCCTGCGCTGTTTGCATCTTTCATTGCTGAGCAAGTTCCAAACATCCTCCCGATGATTCTGACGGGCGGTGCTACTGCCGCCTTGACCGCTGGCCGAGCATCTGCTGCCGCTCTGGCAAAGGGTGCTACCAAAGAAGCTGCCGCTGACGCAGGCAAGATTGCAGCCGCCAAGGCTGGAACCACTGCCGCCGTTCAGACTGGTGCAGTCATGCAGGGCTCGGACATTGGCGCTGGGTCATACGATGAAATCTACAACGAGCTTCTTGCTCAAGGCAGGTCTGAAGAAGAAGCTGCTGCCGAGACAATCAACAAGGCCCGTGCCGCAGGTTTGACGGGTTATGGTTTTTCCCTTTTGGCAAACAAATACCTTCCCGGCGGTAAGGCTCTTGAAGAGATTCTGGCTGGCAAGAAAATTACCGGTAGCCGCATTGGCTCTGGTGTTGTAACTGGTGTCAAAGAAATCCCCAGTGAGAATATCGAGGAGGTCGGCGGTCGCATTGCGCAGAACGTTGCCGCTCAGCAGGCCGGACTTGACCGCGAACTGTTGGCTGGCACTGGAGAGACTGCCGCTCTGGCTACGCTTGGTGCCGCTGGTATTGGCGGTGCTGCTGGAGCGCTTGCGCCCCGACAAATTGGCCCAGAGCCTATTAAGACACCCGAGTCCGTAGATGCCTTCGAGAAAGAGAAGGCAGAGTTCCGCAAGCAGTTTGGCCAAGCCGAGCCTGTTGCTCCAACTGCCGAGACTGCAGAAGCACCCGTGGAGCGAGAGCCTGAGCCCGTAGAGCCCCCAACAGAGTTTCCCGGTGGCTACACAGCCACCCGCAGAGAAATCTCCCGCCAAGACGTACCTGAGTCGTTTGGCATCTTTGCCGAAGGCTCAGACAAGCCCCTGACCACTGTCTCCTCCCAAGAAGAGGTGGACAAGAAGATTCAGTCCCTGACCGAGATTCGCCAGCAAGAGCAAGAGCGTCTCATGGCAGAGGGCGACAAGATCATGAAGCCCATCGAGGAGGCTCGCCGCAAGCTTGAGGTCATGGAGGCCACAGGCAAAGCCAATACCGATGAGTATGTGCAAGCCAAGGCGCTGCTCACTCAACAAGAGCAAGCAGCCGATGACAGGTTTGCAGAGATATTCGCCGAGATCAACAGCTACTCTGCACCCCTGACATCCGCGCCAATCGGCACTCGTACTGATGTGCAGAATGAGTTCGTCGTCAACCGTGGCAATGAGCCAATTGGGGTATTCCCAACTCTGGAGCAGGCCGAAGCCACGCTGCGCGAGCGCGAGCCAGAAGTGTTTAAACAGGCAGAGGTTGCAGCCCGCACGCAGGAGCTGGAGAAGACCCTCAAGCCTATGCTGGCCAAGTTCAACCTTGGTGATGTTGGTTTAAACATTGTTGAGAAGCTCGAGAACAACGCGGGCGGAAGTTATCTCGACAGCCTGATCCGGGTTTCGCTGGAAGAGGCCAACCCCATCCAGACCATGCGCCACGAGTCCCTGCATGCGCTGAAGGACTTGGAGTTCTTCACCCCGCAGCAATGGAATGCTCTGACTGAGCGTGCAAACAAAGATTGGCTCGTCCAACTGAAGAAGACGCCTTACGAAGAAGGCGTGTCTCGCTACGATGCGTACCTCGACATGTTTACCAAAGAGGGTCAGGCAAAAGGATTGCAAGGCCCGGAGCTGGAGCAATACGCCAACGAGGCTTTGGTTGAAGAAGCCATCGCTGATGCGTTTGGCGCTTACGACCGTGGAGCTACACCGCCTCCCGGCATGATTGCTGCGCTGTTCAAGAAGCTGAAGAACTTCTTCATGAACTTTGGCCAAGCCCTGCGCGGTGCTGGCTTTGAGTCTGCGGATGATGTATTCCAGCGCGTTGAGCGTGGTGAGTTGAAGTCCCGCAAGCCAAAGGCAGAAAAGGCCGCGCCGAAAGCGGAGTCAAAAGAGAAGCCAGAAGAGAAGGCTGAAAAACCAGAGCAGACTATGGGTGACCGCCTGAGTCTGCTGCGTAAAGCATATCCGGATGAGATCGACATCTCAACGCAAAACCCTCAAGGTGTTAAACGCATCTATGACCCCATCACTGAGATGCTGTCTATTGATGAGGCCGCTGTGCGCGAGGCCATGAAGGCCAATCCAAAGATGGCTCAAAAGACGATCCAAGCCATCAAGTCTTATGGGTTTATTCCTGACGGCACGCCAAATAATAAGGTTCTTGAGTTGTTCCGGGAAAACATTGTTAACAACTTGATGTTCTTGTACAACAAGGTTCCGGCCAGTATTCGCAACCGCAGCAAGCTTTGGTATGACGGAGCCAACAAAATTGCCGATGAGATGGCAAACAACTACGACATGTCGCTGCGACAGATTGCTGCGATCATGGCGGCAATGTCTCCGCAAAAGGATTGGTTCCAAAACGTATCAATGGCTGAACGGGCCATTGATGTCTTGAAAAAACAAGGCGATCAGGCTTGGACGCCAGACATGCTGAAGTACGCCGAGAGCTATGTCAAAGAAACAAAAGACAGGAAAGAGCGTGAGAAGCGCCAAGATGCTTTTGAGAAGATCAAGAAAGTTGCCAAATCCGGAACCGTCTTGAATGACATGGACGAGAAGTCTGCCGCAGCGTTTATCCGAGCATATGACGAAGCGTTCCACTCAAGGAACTATCGTATTGTTACGCCAGAGGGTGGTTTTGGCGACTTGGTCAAGAACAATGACGGCACACCTTCCACAATGATGTGGTCAACTTACGGCCCAATTGAGAAGGCCGTCAGCATCTTCCGTGATGGAAGCCGTGAGAATGTGAGTCAGCAACTTGGCTTCGAGCACAAGATTCGTTCTTTCTACAACAACATTGCCAACCCCAACAGTGAGATTGATCACGTCACCATCGACACGCATGCCGTGGCTGCTGCGTTGTTTGAGGCTTTGGCTGGGACAGATACCGAAGTAACGCAAAACTTTGGCGGTACAGGCTCCTCTGATGTACTTGGTGTTGGTGGCACATATGGCTTGATTGCTGATGCCTACCGAGAAGCTGCCAAGAAGGCTGGTGTTCGCGCCAGAGAGATGCAGTCCATCACTTGGGAGGCTGTCCGGGCGCTCTTCTCTGAAGAGGTCAAGTCAACCATCAAGCCAAAGATTCGCGCCGAATGGAAGAAATACAAAACCGGGCAGCAATCTTTTGACGAGACCCGCGACAACGTCTTGGAGATTGCAGGTCAACCCGATAAGCTTGATGAGCCAGACTGGATTGACTCCGGCGAAGGTCAGTTTGTGTCCGATGGCGGCACAAGCTACGACAAGACGTTTACACCCACTGGTGGTGTTCGCCTGCGTGAATCACGAGAGATTCGTGAGAAGGTCACGTTTAACTTGTCGGCAGTAACCAACAGCATCCCGGGGCTGCGTGAGCTTTACAGCAAGGCCATGAAGGGTGATGACAAGGCTTATGAGTTGCTGCAAAAGGTTGCCGAAAGCTCCTTGCAGTATTTGCTCAAGGGCTCCGGCGCAAAGATCAAGATCGAATATTCCAAGGGAGTTTATCTTTCTGACCGTGAGCCATCAATCTCTGTCAGCGCCGCATTTGACGAGAGCAATCAACGAGCCGTAATGGGCGCTCTTGCCAAGTTTGCAGAGAACTACAACCAGCAACAGATTCACGTCCGAGTCCCGACCATCCGTAAGCTTGGTTATGAGTTTGGAGATGGCTCTTACGCAACACCTGTGTACGAAATTCCGTTGCGCAAGAAATTGAACAACGCGCAGATTTCGGACATAATCAATCAGACGGGTTTGCAAGGCTTCTCTGTCTCCGAGAGGCAAGTTGTTGCCGAAGGCAAGACAGTCACAGAAAACTTCTTAACCGCATACTGGGTAGCACCAAATGACATCGAACAAGAATTCGCAAGCTTCGACAGCTTCGAGCAAGCCATCCGGGCAGCACAGGCCTTGGCTGGAGTCGAGGGTTCAAAACCTAAACAATCTGTTGAACGCCTCTACGTCTACGGCTCAGGACCGGGAGCAAGAATCTCCTACGAAGAAATACAAAGCGACATTCTTTCCCGAGACGGAACGGACACAGTCACGCCAAGGCTGATCTCCGAATACCTGAGGGGCGAACCCATAAAGGTGTTTAAACAAAAAGACCTGACCAACAAGCAGGTCGAAAGCCAGAAGCTACTGGCAAAAGTTTTTGACGAGCTCCCGACCAAGGATTTAAAGAACCCCTTGGTGCGCAGCGCTTACAACGCCTTGAACAAAGAGCTTGTACAGCAGTACAACGCCATGCCAATCAAAGTCCAGCTTGTCGAGGGTCAGCGGGACGAGGATGGCAACTTCATTGACATCTACAAAAACAGCGCAGAGATGCGCAAAGATGTGAGTGACAACAACAGGTTCAAGGTTTACAAGACAGAGCCCGGAACATTTGGTCCTGAAGGTTTTAATTTCAAAGACCACCCGCTTTTAAAAGACTCTGGCGTCAAAGATGCAGATGGCAAAGCCATGCTGTTCAATGATGTGCTTCGCGCCGTCCACGACTACTACGCCCACAACCTTTCCGATATTCAGTTTGGCCCCAAAGGTGAGGCCGCTGCTTGGCGTAACCACATGTCCGTCACCGCCAACCCATTGGCTCGATGGGCGCTTACCGCTGAAACGCGGGCACAGAATGCGTGGCAGAACTTCAGGGAGGGTGTAGAAGACGTTCCTCTTAAAGATCGCCCTTACGCCGATCAGAAGGCCATGCTGCCTCCAATCAACTTTACTTTTACGGGTGAAGAAGGCGTTGATCGCGTCATGGCAGACTACGCAGCAACTCTGACCCCCGAGCAGCAGCTTGGGAGCCTTCCGGCCAACAGTCAATATGCCACAGAAGTTAGAAAGCAAATGCCGAAGCTCAGCCTTCGCACGCACTTCTCATCCGTTAAGGCGGCAAAGGATGCCGCATCCGAAGCCAAAGTCCCAAAGACTGAAGAGTTTAAACGTTTCATTGCGGGCAACCAGTGGACAGATGCCGACGGAAACCCCAAGGTTTTCTATCACGCTACTGCACGAGAGTTCTTTGAGTTCACCCCCGCAGGTCAGTCGCAAGCAATCTTCTTGGCCGATACACCAGAAGAAGCCGAGACATTCGGCAGCATTGCCGAAGACCGTCTGCGCCGCGAAATCTATCGAGCCCTTGGTAAAGATGAGAAGCTAAACTTCTTCCAAAACATCGTAGATGCTCAAGTGAAGAACGGCTTCATGTCGGAAAAGCAAGGCTCTGACTTCATGCGTCAGGCCAAGCGCAAGGTTCCCGAGTACGGTGACTTTGGTGACATCGAGCAAGAGACCTACGACGCTCTGCTTGATCTGTCCCCTACCCGCATGTCAATCATGCCCCTGTACGCACGGGCAGAGACTCCATTCGAGTTCGAGAACCCAGACCATGTAGAGCAGGTCATGCAGTGGGTTGCCAACAACACAGAGTACCCTCAGGACTTCCCAGACAAGTGGCTGGCAGGTATGAAGGGCCGCATCAAGCAGGGCCTGTGGCAAGCAATCGAAGACAAGCGTGTGCAGCAAGCTATTCGTGCCTTGGGGCATGACAGCTTCACCGTGCGAGAAAACCGCAACTCTCCCAAGAACTACGCCGTTTACACACCCGAGCAGGTGAAGTCTGCGACCGGTAACGTGGGCGAGTACAGCCGCGAGTCGAAGAACATCAAGTACAGCCTGCCAACCATCCCGCAAGATATTACCGACCGGATTAACGAAACTACATTTAAACGGCAGAAGAAAGGTTTTGCTGAGCGCATGATTGAAGCTATCTCTCCTCAGAGCGCCTCCAGCTTCCGGCAGCGTTACCTCAACCGCTACAACCAGATGTCGGTCTACGACAAGAAGCGAGCCGAGCAGATGGGTGGTGCAGCCCTTCTCGCAGACCAGAGCGCAGAAGCTGCGGCTTTGATGTCTGACCTTGGGGCAGGCATTGCAGCATCCGCTATGGGCATGGGGGATCGCAACGGCGGCATCCCAGTCCTTCGCAATGGCATCACGACCATCGACACCAGCGTCAAAGGAATGGTTGCCTCTCTGGCTCCTCTGGCGGCATATGGAGACCCGGTGGTCTTCCAGCAGTATCAGTACTGGGCCATGATCAAGCGCGGCGTCCGTTTAAACAAAGAAGGAAAGCTTACCGGTATCGACTCAGCCGACGTTGCATTCGCCAAGGCGTTGGAGCAGAAGTATCCAAAAGACTTGTTTGTAAACGTTCAGAAAGACTTGATCGCTTTCAACAACGGCTTGGTCAAGTACATGGTGGATACAGGCGTTCTCTCTAAAGAACGTGCCCACGAATACACCAAGCATGCCGACTACATTCCCTTCTATCGTCAGATGGATGGGGATACGACTCTGGGGCCAAATCTCTTCCAGTCGCTGTCCGGGGTCAAGCCACCCAAGAAACTCAAAGGAAAAGACGTAGCCGAGGCTCCTCTGGCCGACTTCCTTGAGACCATGGTGCGCAACACTCAGTCAGCCATCCAAGCTGGCGTGAAGAACTACGCAGCCCAGCGAGCCATCAACGTGGCACTCCAAGTCAAAGCCCCGGGCATGGAGCTTGAGCGCTTGCCTGTGGCTTCGACAGAGCCGGATGTCATCAACGTCTTGGAAAAGGGAAAGCTTGTCTCTTACCGGACTGCGGACAGTTTGCTCATCGATGCAATGAAGAGCTTGAATCTGTCTGAGCTTCCCTTCATGGGCATTTTGTCTGCGCCAGCCGACTTGCTGCGCAACTTGGTGACCAAAGACCCCGGCTTCATGATGGCCAACTTGATGCGTGACTCAATGTCTGCGTGGGTGACTTCGGGCCAAAAAATGACTCCTATCGCAGGAACGGTCATCAACTTCGGCAAGGCTCTTACCCGCAACTCTCCCGGCTTCGAGGCCATGCTGAACGCTGGCATCATCGGCGGCTATGAGTTCAGTGCCAACGTCGAGCAGTCCGGGTTTAAACTTGAAGAGGACTTGAAACGCAAAGCGGGCAAGCGCGACGACTCCATCTTGCTTCGCCCGTTTAAATCCTTATGGGATGCGCTGGAGACCGGAACAACCGCCTCTGATGCTGCCACCCGCGCCTTGATCTACGAGCGTGTGCTGGCTGATACAGGCAACGAGGCTGAGGCCTTGTACCGATCCCTTGAAGTGATGAACTTCCACCGCAAGGGTAACTCTGCTTTGATCCGAGTGCTGACTGCCACCGTCCCGTTCTTTAATGCCCGTCTGCAGGGTTTGGATTTGTTCTACCGTGCCTCTACAGGCAACATGAACAACAAGGATGCTGCCTCTATCCAGCGTCAGTTCTTTGCCCGTGGCATGACCATGATGGCTCTGTCGGCTGCCTACTGGTTCATGGTCTCCGATGATGAGGAGTACAAGAAGCAGGAGCAGGAGACCCGGGACAACAACTGGATCATCCCAAGCTTGGGCATCCGCATCCCAATTCCTTTCGAGGTGGGTGTGTTGTTTAAAGTGATCCCTGAGCGGATTGCTGCCTACACATTCGGTGACGACACTGGGCAAGACCTGCGTGACTCCTTGTTCCGCAACGCCGTTGCCACATTTGCGTTTAACCCAACCCCGCAGATCATCAAGCCAATTGCCGAGGCTGTGGTTGACTTCAACCCGTTTACATGGCGATCAATTGTCAGCAAGGGCATGGAGGATGTCGAGGCCAAGTATCAAGTCGGCCCAAGCACATCCGCTTTTGCAACAATGATTGCTCAAAACTTGGGTCTGTCACCCATAAAAGTGGATCACATCATCAAGGGCTACACCGGAACCATCGGTATGTACGGCATCGACTTGATCGACATGGTCTTGGATCAGTTCGGCGACAGCCCCAAGCCAACCAAACGGTTTGAGCAGCTTCCCGTGATCAAGCGGTTTGCTCTGGATGAAGAAGCGCGGGGTTACGTCACTCAGTACTACCAGCTCAAAGACGCAGTGGACACGACCGTCAGGACGATGAACCTGCTGGAGAAGACTGGTGAGTCAGAGGAGTATGTGAAGTACCTGACTGAGAATCAGGGGACTCTCGCCTTCAAGGACTACATCCGGGATACCGAAAAGGTCATGAAGGAATACAGGGAGATGCGCCTTGCGATTCGTTCCTCGCAGATGACTGGAGATGAGAAGCGAGACGCCCTGCTCGAGATCAGCAAAGCAGAGAGCGCCGTCACTTCCCAAATCCAGACCATCAAGAAGGCTATCGCTTCAGTCCAATAAGATCGTTGTCAAAGAGCCAGCCCACCGTTGACCGGTGGGCGTCCTCCCACATGTTTACACGCTCTTGTTTAGACATCTTGGAGCCTTGATCCAGCTCTGCGTGGCAGCGAAAGCACAAGGCTGCGATCCGGTAGTCATGGGCTTTGAGTCCCCGGCCCTTACCATCACGCAGTTGATTGGAGTGAGCGGCCACCACTGTGCCATCGCTCACCCCGCAGTGCTGGCAAGGACTACTCCTCACGGCTTCTAACAGCTTTTGGTTTCGATACAACGACTCTCTCCTCGGTTGTGAATCTGTGGTTGTTGCCACATTCTTTTCGTCTGACGATGACACCATCGATTTTGCGGGTACGGGTCTCCAGAACGTCAAAGACCTTTGTGCCGCACTCGGGGCATCTCACTGAAGCTTCTTCAGTTGATCAACAACCTCATCCGCACTGAACGGGATGGAGCCAAGTGATTTAAACATGTCGATGGCGTCGGCGACGGCAGCTCTGTAGCCAGCTCTCCACACCGACTCCGACCATCCCTCGTCTTCCTCTACGGCGCTCTTGCCGAGGAACTCCAGCATTTTCGTTTTGTTCATGATCTAGTCTTCAAGGTTGAACTTTGGAATACCGTCCGGCTTGTACTCTTCTGTGAGCTGCTTGAGTACTGTCGCTCTTTGCGGGTGCTTAAGCTTGCGCAAGGCCTTGCATTCGATCTGCCGGATGCGCTCTCTCGTAACTTCTAGGACTTGTCCTGTTTCTTCTAGGGTGTGCTCCTCGCAGCCGATGCCGTAGCGTAAACGCAGGACCTTTTCCTCTCTTGGTGTTATTGAGGCCAACTGCTCCTCAATGAGTTTTTGGATGTCCTTTTCCTCCATAACCTCCTCTGGTGATGGGGCAACCAGTAGCAGGGCCTCTTCTGCGTTTATACCAAGCGCAGCACGCATACCATCAAGGTTCACATCCCTTTCGGCGCTGTTGTGCCTGAGCTTTAACGTGAGCTGCTCAGATGTCCATAGATCGGTTGGTGCCAAACAGAGAAACTCCATCAGACTCTTTGCACCTTCGCTGAACTCTCCTGTAACCAACAGAGGTGGGTTCTTCATGGTGATCAGGCCGCTTAGTGCGGTCGATGTCATGCCAGCTTCTCTGCAAAACGCAGCCGCACTCCTGTAACCAGCTTTCTCAATGGCCGTCAGGATCAGGTTATTTTTTACCGTTACCTTGACACGGTATTCATTCACCAGTTCGTAGTCAAAATCATCCTCTTTGGTCATATCTTCCTCCACAAGACTTTGGGTGAACCGTTGGATGACTTGGCTGCTGCAAATCCAGCAGAGACGATCAGTCCATCCTTCTGGCAACGCTTGGCAATGTGGCCCCAAGCCCTGCCGTCAGGTGCGCTTGGTAGTCCATAGGACTCAGCAAACACCCGGGCCTCTTCCGTCAAGAATGGTGACTGCGCCTTCTTTGCAAACTCAGCAAACATGGCAACAGCCCTCAAAGTCCAGTCATCGATCTCACGGTCTGCTCGTTCAGCCGAGGCCTGTGCTGCAGCGTGGCCCTTCTCTGATGGTGTAAACAAATCTGGTTGTTTCATTTTGAAATCTCGTGTTTGTTGGGGGATGGTTTGATGTTGGGGTTGGCTCTCATGTAGATGCCAAACTGCTTGTAGGCGATCATCTCCTTCTCTTTAAGTTCCTTGGACTTTCTTTTCTCCTCCTCCGGGGTGAAGTGGGAGCCAAACTCCGTCACAACAACACCCTTCGCCCGGAAGGACAGGTCTTTGATGAAGATGCTGGGTCGCGGGTTGTGCGCCCAATGAAAGGGGGATTCGGGGTGGCAGTTGCATTTCATATTGATTTCCTTATCTCTCTGATCTTGTCTCTGGTCATTGCCATGTTGAACACACTGTTCATGCGATACATGCGGTTCTTGCTTTGCTCATGCCTTCGCCTGTTGGCGGCTACATCTGGCTTGGGCTTTGGCTTGTCCGGCTTGTCTCCAACCATGAAGACAGGCCGTGGGTAGCGCCTTGCGCTGTCGTGGGAGTACACCCAGTCAGCGATGTGTAAACGCTTCACGCCGTCCTTCGTGCGTTTGCTCATCTTTGCCAAGGCTGCGTGTGCGTCATACCTGCCGATGTCTGCGTAATCTGCAAACTCCTGCGCGGTGATCTTGCCGAACTCGTGTAACGCCTCCCATGCCTTGGCTATCAGTGTGCCGCTGTTCAATGGGGTCAAGTGTTCTTCTCCCGCAGCTTGGCCTCGATGGCTCGGGCAACGTCAATCCGGTGCTGCTCCCACGGCACTGTGTAGTCAACACTGCGCCATGCCTTGTCAATCTCCTCATCCGTCAGCCCCACCCAAGGGCGCACGTAGTCTTGGATGTCATCGTCATCATCACGCTTGGGTTTGCGCATGGTGGCTTCGCGTTCAATGCGGTTGAACTCTTCGTCTTCGTCAGTCATGGTTTCTCCTTAAAGTGATCCATTGCAATGCACCCACGCTCACGGCAGCCCTCGTCAAGGTCGGGCAGGAACTCGTCCAGCGCGTTGTAAATCTTCTCGCGCAACATGGTTGGCGATGCGTGATACAGAACAGCAAGGTTCATCAACTGTTCCACCAGCGGTTTGGCTTGGCTGTATTTCATTTGATGATCCTCATAAACCCGCCACAACGGGCGCACTTGTAAATGGGTTGGCCTTGGACAGGCTCCCAGCGGTGTTGGCATTCAGTCATGGCCTCTCCTGAGTTTCAGTATTTCAAACAGTACCATTTCAGTCTCCACTGCCTCGGCTCCAAGAGCGTCAATGCGCTGCTGCTTGTATCCCTTGTACCGGGCTTGCGCGTCCTGATGCACCTCCAATGCGTTGTCGTGCGCCAAGCGCAGCACTTCGATTAAGCGGTCTTGCAGGTCAGGTGGGATGTTCATACGCAGCTCCTCAGTGTCATCAGGGTCAGCATCACAATGATGAAAGTCCATGCGAGTTTCATAACTTCTGCTCCCGAATCCACACAGCAAAGCTGGCGGCAGTGTCGCCAAAGGGCATGGCTTCGATCTTCTTGGCGGTGTCATCTAACGCTGCGTTCCATGCGTAGCTGAAAGCTTTACCGTGGCTGGAGTTATCCAGTGTGAACTGGTCTGCCAGTCGCTCCGTACCGGCAGCGGTACACCACGCTTTCCATGCTTCAAGTTTTGTCATTTCGTCACCTGCCTTATTGCTGTTTCAATCAACCCAGAAAGCTCTATCCACTCTGATGCTGTAAACAGGCTCATGTGAAAGTCGCCGATCTGCGCCTCATCTGGTGCAGCTTCTTTGGTGTCAGGGGCTGTCACTGTTGTGATGTGCAAGCCGTCCATTTCAATTGTGACCTCGCTGACTCTTGCTTGAAAGTTGCTCATTTCAAAAACCTCACGATGTCCTTGTACACGCCGTTGCGTGCGCTGTTGTCTGACTCGTACTTGTTCCATCCTGCGTAGCGCATCTCTGTCTCTGCGCGGCGCAGCAGGTCAAGCGCACGATCACGCTCCTCAGACAACTCCTTCATCACCTCAATGACCGCCTGCTCATGCTTTAGCAATATGGCGTGGATCATCTCCATCGGCGTTTCAATCATGGCAACCGCTGCGGCTTTGACTTTCTCATCATGTGTCTTTGCCTTGGCAACGGCTTCGGCGTGTAGCTTGCTTAATGGCTTCATGATGCGTACCCATCCGAAATAACTTTGGCCTTGGCTTCTTCCAGCATCCCGATCAATGCAAGCCGGTCCGGTGTCGATGATGTCTTGATGGTGAACTGGCCTTTGTCGTACCAGAATGAAAGCACGATCGCAGTATCCGGTTCTTCGTCAATGGCCTCATTTAGGACCGCCTTGGCGTTTACCTTGTGGTGGTTTGGTATGGTGAGGGTTTTGAGTTTTCTCATTTTGTTTCCTTTGCTTTCTCTATGAACTTTGTTGGCGGCAATTTGCCATTGATGACAGCGCATCCACCACATCTTGCAAGCACGTTGATGGCTGGTGCGTGTGGTGCGTTGCACTGTTTGCAGTAGTCAGCGGCTGTCATGTGTTCTTCTCCTTGAGTTTGGATTCGATAGCTTGGGCAAAATTGACTGCCTTGTCAGCCTCGAAGTCATCGACCTCTTGCCAGCGGATGGGGTAGGCCAGTTTGAGTATTTCCTCATCCGTCAGCCCAACCCATTGCCGCTGTGCTGCGGGTGGGGTGGTGTACATGTCTTGAATTTCTTTGGCGATAGCGACGGCAAGCTGAACGTCCATCGGCTTCTGTGCGTTTTCTGGATGCGTCCAGCCACGGGCAATAGCCCCAAGCACATCCTCCCACGCCACAGGCTCCTGCACAGGTGCTGGCTGTGCTGTGGGTGGGGTGGCGCCGTTCTTCTCCTTGAGTCTGGCTTCCCAGTAACGGGCAGTCTTATATTCTTCTGTGTCGCAGTTTGCCAAGTCCTCATCCGTCAACCCAGCCCACTCCCGCTTCGCGTACAGCGGCACGTCGTCCGCGAACGCACGGTGCGAGGTGAACGTGGTGGTGACAGAGCCGCCTTCCACCAGCTCTTTGAATCGGTCTTTGTCGACCCAGCAGACTTCGTTTTGGTGGGTCATGTGTTGCGCTCCTTGAGTTTGGCCTCTGGCGGTGATGGCGGTTTTAGCTTTTTGCTGGTATTCGTAGTCCATTGCATTGACCCGCGAAATCCAATCCAACGCCTCCAGCGCCAAGTCGAGTGCTTTGTCTTTGGTCATGTGTTCTCCTTGATAGCGTAATCGTGAAATATCACACCTTTGCTGGCGTCCCCCACTTTGCAGGACTTGACCCAAACATTCTTTCCGCTTGCAAGCCGCCTCAAATGACCACGGCGGTCATGCAAGCGAGGTGATGCGTGTGTGCCCCCATTGCCCTCTGATCGAGGCTTGGCTGGCTCAATCCAGACCGTTGTCCAGTCGTAGGTCGGCAGCTTGCCCTGCTGAATCTTTCGGCGGTTGGTAAATGTGTCACGCACTGTGGGAATGTGCGCCTCAATACGCCTGTCCATCGCACCGTACCAAGCGCCAATTTGAGCCAACATGAGTTCTGCAAGCTCCTTGTCCACTGGCTCGTCATCGCTGACAGACCCGTATCGAATGTTGTCATCCTCAATGAAGTAAAACATGGCAGGGATCGGCATCAATCGAGTCCCGGTTGGCCCCTTCCACATTGACACCGTGATGCCTTCATCTGGATCATCTCCAGCCACCATCATCAAGACGGTGTAGCTCGGGTGATGGCTTGTCTTTCCTTGCCAAACAACAAAGCATTTGTCAAAAGGTGGTCGGTGCGTCATCACCGGGTCAAGGTCTGCCCGTTGCTTGTCAGTGAACGCACCAGACAGGTCAAACCATTTGATGTCCACAATGTCCACGCCAGCATCAGCCATCAGCTTCATAGAGTCACGAACAAGTTGAGTGGTCATGTGTTGCTCCTTGCTCGGATGGCGGCGGCAAGGTCTTCTCGCCACGGATTTTTAAACTGACGCACGTATACATCCTCAACGAATTTCGCTATGTGCTTACGCTCGTCAGCCCTAGCTTCTGCCAGCGCATCGGTCAGGATGTTGACCTGTCGCTCCATTGCTTCCATCTCCAAGGGCCAAGAGTTGCGCTCGTCAGAACGGACAAGGGCTTCAAAGGCTTTCAGCTTTTCAAGGTAGATTGGCTCACCAGTTACAAAGTCATAGGGCATCTTGACTTCACGGGCCATGTCTATCGTGTCTCTCATACGTTGCGCTCCTTTAACTTGGCTTCGATGGCTCGGGCAAACATCTCTGGTGTTGTGATGCCGTTAAATGGAAACGCAAGACCCAAAGCAAATCGTTTTGCCTCAGACAATACTTCCTCATCCGTCAGCCCAACCCATGACCGCTGTGCTGCGGGTGGGGTGGTGTCAGACTTAGGCTTTCCAACGCAAGGGCCGAATCCGCATTTCTTGCATGTTCGGGGATATGCCTTGCCTTGGGCACGTAGCGTTTCATTGCATGTGCTGTTATGGGAAGGCGCTTCGGATTTTGCAGCGTGGACAGTGTAGGTTCCTTCGCCCAAGCTGCCCCAATAATCAAAGTCGTAGTTTCCGTGTCCCTTGTAAAACCAGATGTTCAACGTGCCAACAGGCTCCTGCACAGGTGCTGAACGGGCTTGCTTGATGGCGGTAATGGCTTTGTCTTTTCCTTGCCAGTTAGCTTGGTTAAATTCCAACGCCTCCAGCGCCAGCTTCATTGCTTCTCGACTCATATGTCTTCTCCTGAAATCTTTAGTGCATCATCAGTAATCTGTTGGACATACCGCAGTACATCCTCAAGATCAGACTTGTGAGTGAAGCGTTTGTTTACACGGTTCTTTATTTCCCACAGTGTGTCGAACGCTTCATCTGCGTGGATTGCTCTACGGCACTTGTCAGTGTCCTGTGGATAGTTGAACTCGAGTACGGCCTTCATACGCTGCTCCGTTTAAACGCATCAGCAGTCTTGCCTTGCGCCATGTTTTTGTTACGTCCGTCTTCGATGCGTCGAGCCATTTAAATTTCGGGCTCGTGATGCTCCTCGTTGGGATCACCATCGTCGGATTCTGATTGTTCAATTTCTCGCTTGTCCATGTGTCCATGATATTTCTCCGTTATCCAAAATCCTGCGTGATTGATAAGCATCCCGAGGGCCGTCATTTCTTCCGGTGTTCTGCAACGGCGGTTAACGCCGTGCTCCCCAGTGCGATGCTTGTCAAATGCAGAGTTGCTGTTGAAGTACTGTTTACATGCTTGGCATTGATTACGACTGCCCGTCAGCTTCATGATCAACCCCCTCCCGCATAAGGCCCTTGCTGACCTCTTGCTCCACCAACTCAAAGAAGGAGAGCCCCGAGGGGAATCGCATCTGAGCCGCCTCGATGCCGCCAACGATCTTGATGGCCTTGAGCAAGCCCTCGTTGAAACCGCTGGTGTACTGGTTGCCAGAAGACAGACGGGCATCAATGCCCTCCCGCACAATCTGGGTCATCGGCATCTTGTTGGCCTTTGAGAATCGCTTGAGTCTGACGATGTCCTTGGGCTCAAGGTACGTCATGAATGGTTTGTAGTTTGTCGAGAATGTCATTTTCTTTCCTCAGAAAGGATCGTCTGGCCATTTGTATGTTTCGTATTCCTTGACCAGATCGTCAAAGATTTGTTTGGCCACTTCATTGCCGTGTAGCTCGGTGCGGCTTTCGATGCCGCATCGTTTACACAGCTCTATCGCTGCCTCGTTTTCCGTGTTGACCTCAAGGTAGTCATGGAACTTGGGTTCCTTGCAGAGCATCCCCGCCTTCTGAACCCTGTTGTTGTACGGAGTGGCGGACTCGTCATCTTGAATCCGCACCAGCGCACAACCGTATCGCGCCCCAACGAAGTCACGCAGAATCTCTTCTGGGCACTCGTCAGGGTGGATCGCCAGCGTCAAAACAAAACCAGTGCGGTCTTGTTTCAACGCCACCTTACGTGCTTCAAATTGCAGCGCCATTTTGGTTTGCCTCGGTCAATACATCACGGATGTACTGGTCGATGATTCCCTGAAGGACAGCCATGCGAGTTGTCTTTCTGCCCGATGCCAGCGCAGAGATGACCCAGTAGTGGGGCTGGTTGACACCAACCGCAAAACCTTCCGTCTTGTTCTTGGATGCAAGAAGCGCCTCTGGCTTCTTTTCCTTCTTTGTCTTACTTGGAGGATTGCCCAAGACTTGGTAGACGTAGATGCTTGTCGCGCCAACAGCATCAGCGACCTGCTTGGCTGTGGCATCTGGATTGGCGGCTTTGTAATCCCGAATGCGTTGCGACATATTGATCTTTGGAATCTCGGTGATCGCGGGTGCATCCACTGGAGTGATTGCTTCTGGTGCGGGGGCTGTTTTCAAAAAATCCAACATGGTTCTCTCCTCAGAATGGAACGTCATCGTCGCCAAAGTTATCTTCTTGGCGGGTCTCTTGGCGGGTGTAGCCGCCACTCTTCTGTTCAGGCACGAAGCGGTCAACAGAGATCGACAGGTATGTCTTGCCCTGCTTGTCCACCTTCTTCCAACCAGAGAGCTTGACAACCGTCAGGCCGTCCTCGTTCTTGATGTTGGTCATGTCCTTGAGGTTGATGGCAATGTTGCCCCAGTAGTCAGGTGACTTTGGCCCCTTCTTGGAGGTCGAGGCACGAAGGGAGCCCGAGTCAGGGAAGGGCTTGTATTCAGTCTTTGGTTGGTAGGCCATTATTTATTCTCCGAAAGTTGCTTCTTCAGTTCTGCGAAGCGATTGCGAACCCGGTCGTAAAGATCGGGGTGACTTACTTTGAGCCCGTCAAGTTGTCCTTGATTGGCTTTCCAGTAACTGTTTAAACCCTTGACGTCAGTGCAATGGTTTGTGTAGGTCATCATTCCTTCTGCAAACAACTCTGCGTTTGCATCTGCCTGTCCAGTGTTGACCTGAACATCTGCCACCGCAGTACCGTCTGGAGTCACGGCCTTGATGATTACAGGCTCTACTGCGTTGTCCTCTGGCAAGTCCTCACCCGCATAGATATACAGGCCCAATCCGTGCAACGCCAAGCCCTTGGTCATGCATCGCATGATGGAGGTGTTGACCTGAAAGGAGTCAGGGTTCTGGATGGGTTGGTTGCGGTGGTTCATCACGGGGAGGAAGCAGGTCATAGGCTTGCCAAACATGGTGACGGTGACCCAAACCATCGCAGTGCCATTGACATCCATGTAAGGGAACTCTTGGTAGGTGTCCTTTACCGCCTGTCTAAAGGTCTTCACCTCAAACGTGGCGGCAGGGTCAGCCTTCAAGGCCTCTGCCCATGCCCATGCCCATGACAGGTAGGACAGGTTTTGCTTCTTCTCAACGTGGTCGTTGACGTTCAGCTTCAACAGGTCAAGCTGGGACATTGAGTTCTCCTTGGTATTGGGAGCACCACTGGGCAACTCCGCAGAAGTTTCCGACACAGCGGCGGGGCTCTCCGAGTCTTGTTTCGACATATCCTTTTTCCTTCTCTGCCAACTCTGTGGCTTCTTCGATGGTTTTAAACACACGGATGGCAGTCTTCCTGCCTTCCCTCTTCACAGCGAATGTCGTCTCCGACATCCAGCGTTCCTCGTTGGAGCAGTTCTGAAGTTCCTCTTCAAAGTCTGCCCTCATCTTTGCCTCACGGTGCATCTCAAGACGCTCCCGGATATACATCTCAGTCTTCACGCTGTCCCACATGGGGACATCCACCACGCAGATGGGGGAGGCGGGGTAGCCCTCCTTGCGGTCATGCCTGTTGAAGTCTCTGACCAGCGCACAAATCTTCAGGCCAACAACCTTGCGTTGCTTGACGGTCTCCACCAGCCACTTGTAAATGTTGAGTTGCTCAGTCCACTCTTCCTTCTCTTGCATGACTGCCCATGCGGAGGTGAACTTGTAATCGTGGATGATGATTCCACCCTCGGCCTCTTCTTGCAAATCGATTGCGCCGCTGATCTTGACTCCAGCCACCTCGGCGAATATGCGCTCCTCCTTGATCCACCCCGGTGTCTCGCCACGCTCCATCACCACATGAAGGGCAGAGCCCAGCAGAGTCCACATCATGTCGCTGACATCTTGCTTGATCTGGTCGTTGTACTTCTCCCGCATCCGGCGAATCTTGGGGGGAGACATGATCTCTGTGACGCTGTACTGAGCCTCACCCTTACTGTAGTATTCCCGCTTTGCGAGGGTTACCAGAGGTTCTGGTAGATTGTGAACGTTCGTAACTTGCATCTTAACTCCGAAGGTTTGTATGACTGACATCTGCAATGATAGTGATGATACAACAGAATTGCAATCCCTTGCACAAATTATTTTTGGTGAGCCAGCATCAAAGGCCAACAGCCGGAGGGTTGTGAAGTTCGGGTCAATGTCCCGTCTCATCAAGAGCCAGAAGGCGTTGGATTACTCAGATGTGTTTAAACAGCAATGCAAACCGCTGGCCAAGCTCATGACGGGAGACCTGAGAGTTACTCTCTGGATTTACTACGCCAGCCGAAGGCCAGACTTGGATGAGTCATTGATCCTCGACCTGATGCAGGGGCTGGTCTACGAGAACGACCGGCAGGTCAAAGAGCGCCATGCGTACTGGGGTCTTGATCCTGAGAACCCAAGGGCAGAGATACTGGTGGAGAAGATTGAAGAGATCGCCCCCAAAAAGAAACCCCAGCGCAAAGGCCGGGGTTAAAGGAGAAGCAACTGCAAGGGGGAGAAACCCTGCGGCGTCAGTGTAAACGAAATCACCTTGGCCGGTTAGCGTGACGGCAAGCAGGCTCACCCGGTGAGCTACTACGTTTAAACGCAGCATGAGTCGAGTTAAGAAAAACAACCGTGAGTGCAGGGGTAACAGGGGTGGCAAGGGTGGCAAGCGTTTAAACACCTGTCATGCCAAATCAGCGATTTCAAAGGACAGACATCGCCTTGCCGATGACGTAAGGGTTTCCCCTCACGAACGTTCGCAATCTTTTCTTGCAAGCTCCAATAAGCTGTGATACAGTTTGTCCTGCTAGGTGTGGAAACCAAGCGAAGTGAAAGCCGTTAGATAAGACTCCGACCCCGTATGGGGTAGCGTCCTCCACAAGGGGATGTTTTTCCACCGGGGTCTTTTCTAACGGCTTTTTTTCGTCTGTACTTTCCACACCCCGCCGTACTCCGCACGACAGCAGGGGCCGCAAGTGGGGCCGCTCGGAAGTAAACCGCGACACGGTATGCAATCGTGGATTTGGTGATGGTGAATGCGCAGGCTGATGCGCAGTAAGCTGGGGTGGCATGGTTACGTCCGAGTAGACAGTGCCGAAATAATCCCCCGCCTCGGAGAAGCCGGAGATCAGCACCGGCCACCATCACCAAGTCCATGAGCTAGGGGGCAGTTCCCGAAGAATCCGTGCGGCTGGTCGCATCATCAAGCCGAGGGTAGACGGTGAGAATCCGTCACATGATGATCCTGCTTTGCAGGGGTGGAACCTTCCCCTTCTCCTCACATCCCGTGGGGTAGGGGGTCTTTGGGTGGAAATTATCCATCCGGCGGAGGAGAGATGGAAAGCATCGAATACTACAAGGCTGTAGCCAGCGAACTCAGGGAGCATCTGGATTACAGGAAGAGGAAGCCACTCCTGTGGCTGACCAAACAGGAAGCTTCATTGCTCCTCTCTGCAAACAGGCAGTGGGGAATTGATGAAAACAAATTCCGAGCGATTTACAGGGAGATACAGAAAAAGGTGACAGAGATCAACCGCAGAGAGAACCAACCAACCAAAGAGGAAATATGAGAGAAGAACGCATTTACTTTGTCGGCACATCGGATAACAATATCCGTCTGGTCAGGGCAGTTTCAAGGCAACAAGCCTTGATGCACGTTGCACACACATCGTTTGTTGTACGCAAGGCAAGTCAGGATGACTTGGTTTCTGCGTTGACCAGCGGGGTCAAGGTGGAAAACTACCGTGCGCCAGATCAAACTGAACTCAACTTGGAGAACTGATATGAAGAAGATCATCGTAGCCCTGACCCTCGCCGCAACGGCCACCGCAGTATGGGCAACCTGCACCACCCACAGCTACAGCATCAACGGTCGGTTTGTCACCTGCACCACCTGCTGTTACGGCAGCAACTGCTCAACAAACTGTTTTTAAACACAACCGAGGGGCAGTCGCCCCTCTCATTTAGGAGAAGCAAATGTACGAAGAACAAAAGATTGACACCAGCGAGGCCATCGCAGAAGCCATTGTTGATGCCGCACACATCCTTGCAAACAACAGAGCAACCAGCCCAAACGGCACACCATTTGGCGGGATGGAACTGCATGGCATGACTGTCGCCGCCTCAATCAATAACCTTGCCGCCGCAGTCGAAGGCGTGGCGTTCCACATGGAGCGCATCGCAGACGCACTCATCGACAGAAACACCATCGAGGAGAGAAAAGATGCGTGATTACAAGGCCGAGTACGCCAACTACGATGGCACACCCGAGGTCAAGAAGAAGAGAGCGCAGAGAAACAAAGCCCGAAGAATGCTGGAGCGTGAAGGGGTAGTGAAGAAAGGTGACGGCAAGGATGTCGATCACATGACCCCTCTCAGTAAAGGCGGCACATCCGCCCGCAGTAACCTCAAGGCCAAGCCCGCATCGGCCAACCGCTCGTTTAAACGAACCTCTACCGGGGCCATCAAATGATCGAAGCGCTCGTAGCGGATACATACTTCAATGATTCGACACGGGTGATCTGCCCCTTCTGCACTCCAGACCGCAGAAAACAAAACGTCAAGGACATGACCCTCACCCGCAAGAGTGACGGGGCCGTTGTCTATCACTGCCATCACTGCTATGCATCGGGTTCAGTACAACCCAAGGAGAACAAATTGTCAGCAGTCCCAGCCGCAACAATCGTCAACAACAGGCTCACCCATCAACATTACCAGTGGCTCAAGTCACGGGGCATATCGGAGATCACAGCAGATGCCATGCGTCTGTTCTCAGCGGAGAAGTTCTTCTCCCGTCTCAGCAAACCCACACAGGCCATCGGTTTCCCCTACTACCGCAGTGGGGCGCTGGTCTCAGCGAAGTACCGAAGCATTGAGGCCAAGGACTTCACCCAAGACGCAGGAGGAGCGCATGACTTCTTTGGCATCGACAAGGTAGAGAAGGGCCAGCCTCTGATCATTGTGGAAGGCGAGATGGATTGCCTGACTGCCATTGAGGCGGGTATCGCCAACGTGGTCAGTGTTCCCGGCGGCGCTCCCGTCAAGGTCGCAGATGGCAAGGTACTACCCACAGAGGACAAGAAGTTTGGGTTTGTCTGGAATGCCCGAGAGATCATCGATGCCGCACCCTATGTCATCCTTGCCACAGACCAAGACCCTCCCGGTCAAGCACTGGCAGAAGAGTTGGCAAGGCGCATCGGCAAAGAGAAATGCAGACTCGCCAAGTTCGGGTGGAAGGATTTAAACGAAGCATGGATGGACGACGATCCGACGGCAGACGACACACCGACTGAACGTTTAAACAAGATCATCAATGACGCCGAGCCGTACCCCATCAACGGTATCTCAGAGGCAACGGCTTACCTCGACAAGATCAATGACCTCTACACCAAGGGATCGGGTAAAGGGTTCAGCACGGGGTATCCATCGGTGGACAACATCTACACAGTCGCACCGGGGCAGTTGACTGTGGTGACGGGTTACCCTTCCAGTGGTAAGTCGAACTTTGTTGATCAGTTGATGGTCAACCTCGCAAGGACATCGGATTGGAAGTTTGCGGTCTGCTCGTTTGAGAACCAACCCGAGGTTCACATCACCCGTCTCATGGAACTCTACTCGTTTCAATCCTTTTACGAAGGCCGAGACAGGATGAGCGAGAGCGCAAAGATGGATGCGTTTAAATGGGTCAATGAGCATTTCCTTTTCATCGACACCAACGGCGAAGAACCCAGCACCCTTGAGTCGATCCTGACAAGGGCGAAGGCGGCAGTCAAGAGAATGGGGGTGCGTGGTCTGGTGATTGACCCGTACAACTACATTGAAATGCCGGGGTCGGATAAGACGGAGACGAATGCCATCAGCGACATCCTGACGAAGGTCAAGAAGTTTTGCATGGCTCATGATGTACACACATGGTTTGTCGCCCATCCAAGCAAGATCAATCGCTCTGGTGTCGAACAGCCCCGTCCAGACGGGATGTCGATCAGTGGTTCGATGGCGTGGTGGGCGAAGACAGACTGCGGGTTGACCATCCATCGGAAGGACAACTACACGGAGTTGGCAGTCTGGAAGTGCCGCTACCGCTGGGTAGGGACACAAGGGGAAACAACCCTGATCTTCAACAAGACGGCAGGGACATACTCAGAGAATCTGGATATGTTTTAAAGAGAAGGGGCGTAAGGTGTGAGTGGCCCCTGCATGAATAACCGCATCAGTTGACCATACTGCCACCCATGCGTGGGTTGCATTCCTGTAGTAGGGGTCAGCAAAAGGGGGGTGAAGCTTGGACTTCACCCCCCTTTTTATTTCAGCGCATAAAACACGGCGCTGATTACGTTGTTGTATCTCCCATAAATCTGGGGAGTGTCTCTGTGCGTGTAAACACACCAGAGCTGGCGTGCGGAGCTGTACTTGATAAAGCGCTCACCTCGTTTAAACATCTGTGAGCTTGAGTGCAATTCCAGAAGATGGTCATACTTGGTTGCCTGTCTGGCGAAGTGAGGGCAGGGATCAGTCAGCGTCTTGACCTTACGCACAAATGAAGTCGTAGGTCTTTACGTCAACCACCAGATCAGGGAACACCAGCAGTTTGCCGATCATCTTGGGCATCACGCTGGAACCCATAACGAAGGCCACATACCAGATGTCGATTGGCTCATCAATGACAACAGCCAATGCAAACACGGCCTTGTCTTCACCGATGTCGTGGATCGTGACCTTGAGATGCTCGTCACGCAGTTTTTGGATCAGGTCTCTCATCAATGCACCTCGTTTGAAGAAAAACGCACGGCTCGGTCGTGGTCATAGACTTGGCTGATGGTGTCCATCAGGTCTTGCTTGGGAAGGTCTCCCGCTATCTGCACCGTCAGATTAACCAGAAGGCCAAACACCTCCTCGGGTTTTAATTTGTGACGGTCAAACAGGTTAAAAAAATCATCGTATGCAACAGCTAAACGATCTACTTTCTTCTTAGCAACGGTCATCATGCCTCCAGAAAAAGAAAAGCCACCATGAAGATGGCGAAAAAAAGAAAGATCACCAGTTCGGCTTGGTCGCTGATGATCTCACGGTGCGTTGGGATTGGTCTTGCTGGGCCTTTGTATCTCATAACCCCTCCGGCACGTTGACCTCGTCACCCAACTTGCTGGCAACGTAGTACCTCATGGCGGCAACCAGCGGGGTTGGGCCATACCTCTCAAACCCATCGACATATTTGCAAGCGCTCCAGACTGGCAGGGCAGAGTCAACATCATCAAACCCGTCAAACCCCACGGCAATCCTTTCCCGCTCAATTATCGGCCCACCGAACTCCCACTTGCCGCAGTAGTTGACCGGGGCCAACATATCTGTCAGTCCCTCGGCGTGGTTAACTGCCCAGTTGAGGGCGTTGCCTGTCAGTTCAGATGTCTTCATGCTGTCTCTCCTTTTGGGTGAAGTAAAAATACAGAGGGGGCAAGGGTGTCAACCCGATAACCCCGGCGCTTCAAAGCATTGATGGTTGGCATTGACCACGGCTTATAACGGCCTGTCTCCATGTACAAGTTGCCCTCATATCCATTGCCGCCGTGCGCCAGCATGGCAAGTGCGCCATCAACATTGGGTTTCCATTTTTCCCAATCAATCATGCTGTCTCTCCTTTGGTTGTTGCAAATAAAACAATGCGGCTCTTGATGGCTCGGCGCTCCTCTGCCAAAGCCTCTCGCTTGCTGGTGTAGGTGCGTTGACGGGTAGACCCGTCCATGAAGGTGATGGTCACGGTGTATCTCATGCTGGTTCTCCTTGTGGCCCATATGAGCGGGTCTCGTCAGTTGCAATGTCATCCAGTTCGATGGACTCAATGTCCCATGCTCCATCATCCCGGTAGTAATCTTGGTCAACTTGTTTCCAAGCCAATGCCTCGGCCTCATCCACATTGTCGGCCTCAATGGTGAGGTTGATGTAGGAGGTGCGCTTCAATTCGATCTGGTAGGTTTTCATGCTGTCTCTCCTTGTTTAAACATATCTTCATGCAACATCTGTTGCTCCAGTGCTCTGCCCAGACGGGCAACCAACTCTTCCAGCCCCTGCTTGGTGTCACAGCCAATGAAGGGGTCGCTGTATGAGGTCGGTACACCGTCCTCGTAGTACACCTCCTTGAAGGTAATGTAGTCATCCCCACCATTCTCGGAGGGGCAGTTCATAACTCGGTGATTCCAGTTCATCTCAGGTCTCCTCAATCAAAGTTCTTGTCAAACTCGCCCTTGTCACTCTCAAGAGCGACAACGTGGTTGTCCTCGCCGTAGGTGATGTAGTCCACCTCATCGTGCAGTTTCTCGAGCGCATCTTCTGCGCTCTCACCCTTGACCCAGACGGTGCATTGAAATTTGTACAGGTTCATGTTGCTTCTCCTTAAGCCGCAAGCTTGATTTGTTTAAACGAAACAGCACCGATGTCGGCGATGTCTTTCACTGCCACGGCGTTGCCGTAGATGCCAGAGACATCGGACATGATGCCGACACCAATGGTTGTCACACCCAGTGCGTTGCCGGACTGGATTTGTTGGCGAACCCCAGCGGGGTTGCCGTACCCGTCAGTGATCACAAAGACCAGCTTGCGGTGTTCATTGCGCCTTGCCAGCAACTCATGCGAGTAGCGCAGGGCGGTGTAATCGTTTGTCCCACCAGCAGAGGTGACACGCCCGATCAGGGTGTTGGCTTTGCGATGGTTCATGCCGAAGGGCTTGATCTCAAACACGGCAGACCCGAAGGCCACAACAGCAGTCTTGACCCCAGCCGCATCAAGCGTTTCCAGCAGGGCACGGCACGTTGCAACAGCAGGGCCAATGCGAGGCTTCTTGCCGTTGTCGCAGTCGAACATCGAACCGCTGATGTCCAGCAAAACCACAACCGCAGAGTCCACGCCCTCCACATCGAGGCGGCGTTTAAACACACGATCGTTGCCAGTGGCCACGGATGGCAGGGCATGGACGTTGACCACACCAGCCTTGCGGTTGCGGTTGAACTCAGTCAGACCTGAGTTGTCAAACAGGCGCTTGACCTCATACCGAAGCTTTGCAGGGACAGGCGCAGTCACCAGACCCTCCCGCTCGGTGTCTCGCAGGACAGCACTGCCCTCTCGGATTTGCTCGGAGGTGTAGTTACCCATCACCCCACCGCTGGGCAGTTTGGGCTCAACCTCCCTTGCCTCAACATCGACAGGTGATTTGACAGGTGCGTCAGGGGCTGGGGGAGCCTCTTTGCTCTCTTCCGCACCCTTACCCTTATCCTCACCCTGATCGGGGCTTGTAGGCCCATCCTGACCATTTGTAGGGCCATCCTTGGGCTTGCCGGGGCGCTTGGGTTCATCCTTTGGTCGGCTGGGCTTCTGACTCTCCTGCTTGATCTGCTCATAAACCCACTGAGCAATCTTCAGGGTGTCGGTGCTGGATGTGGCGCTTTCGCACTTCACAGCCGCCATCTCAAAGATGGCAGTCAGGCGGGGGTTGCAAGGAACCTTGACGGCGGCGTGTTTACGGCAAGCCACTGCGAGGATGTAGGGATACTGGCGAGGATCGTTCCAGTCCTTGACCGATGCCAATGCCTCACGGGTCATGCCATCGATCAACTCACCCAGCAGGGGGCCGATGTTGCCCAGCAGACCAGAGGCAATCCCGGTGTTCTCGATCCAGCCATCTTCCACAGCGTTGTGCAGGGTCTGGACGTACTGGTTGTCACCCCTCGCATGGAAGTCGGTGTACTTGTGGTGCAACAGTTCATGCACCACATAACCCGCATACTTGACCACAAGGGCACGGCTCACCGTGGAATCGTCAGGGATGCCAGCAAGGTACAAGTTGCCATGATCATTGATGCCAGCAGTCTGGATGTCGTGCCTCCAGTAGACACGCACACTGCTCAGAGCCAAGGACTTGCCCACCTTGTGGGCGAAGGCCTCCAGACCCAAGCGGAACTCAAGACCACGGACGGAGGGGCGCGAGAGAATGGTTTCGATGTTCATACAGACCTTACAGAAGTTGGTTGATGGTTGTCTCGCTGATGCAAGACAGGTAGATGGCAGTGAGACCGGGGAGGGACTCAACTGGTTGACGGGCGGCAATGGTGGATGCCCAAGCCTTGTCCACGGGCAAGACCCGCAGGGCACGAACAAACGCAATCACAGACCGAATGGAAGGGGCATCGATGACCTCGCCTGTCTGCACCTTTTCACGGGCCACACGCACAGCGTCAAGGATGTGGGCGGCAAGCTTCATGTTGCACCCTGTGTGGCGCACAACAGCGTCCACCTCGGACATGATGGGCAGGTAATCGAACTGCACCACACGGGCGAAGCGATCCACAAGGGCGCTGTTCATCTGGCGAGTCCCGGCGTAGCGTCCAGAGTCATCACCATTGCCCAAGGTGTTGTCGGCGGCAAAGACCAGCACACCGGGGGCACGGGTCTGGACAGACCCACCGAATGACACGGCGCTGTTGGGCTCCAAGAACCCGTTCAGCGGGGCCAGTTCGCCGGGGTCTGCGTTGGTCACTTCATCCAGCAGGATCACGGTGGACGGGTGCGTGAAGGCGGCAAGGAAATCACCACGCTTGAACACGGTCTGACCATTCTCCAAACCCACTGCACCGATGTAGTCCTCGGCACTGGTGTACTTGTGGAAGTTGATGCGTTTAAACGCACGGCCTGTCATGGCGGCAAACTGACGGGCGGTCTCGGACTTGCCAGTGCCCTTTGGCCCACCGAACCAGACGTTTTCACCCAAGTCCTGCGAGAGGATCAGGTGCTGGAGGATGTCGGCAGTCCAGATGAAGCAGGGGTCAACAGCCGGGGCGGTTGGGTCATTCCAGATGTCCACCTTGAGCGGGTCACCCTTGCGATCCAGCACCTCGACACCAAAGACCTCCAAGCAGGGCTTGGTGTCCACCACATGGACAGAGGCAAGGTCTGCGACCACAGCCTGTGCGCCAACGGCCTCGACTGCTTTTCGGAAAGGTGCGAAGGCATCAGCGACAACCTTGTTGACAGCATCTTCTACCTTACGGTCATCAATCTTGGTCTCGCCAAGCTTTTTGGCGATGGCCCGAATCTCGGTGCGCAGGGTGTCATCATCCTGAATCCGGGCGTTGCGATCATCTGCCAACTCATCGGACAGTTTCTGGTGTGACCTCTTCACGGCCTCGATGGCCTTGAGGGCGGCGGCTTCAGCACGGTTTGCAACAGACCCCACGGCATCGACAGCGGCGGTGTCCACCGCAGGGCCAGTCTGGAACGGGCCAGAGGGGGCGGCGGCTTTGATGTCGGTCAGGGTGATGTTGTTGGCCTGAACACAAGACGCCAACCAATCAGCGGCCTTGGACTTTTGCTCGGCAGGTGTCCCGGTCAGGGGATGAGGTGAGCGGGATGCATAAGCACCCAGCACAGTGGTGATTGGAAGCTTGAGAATTTCGATTTTGATTTGCAGGGCGTTCATGTCAGGTCTCCGTTTAAACAAGGTTCAGGGTGTCGGAATCGACAGGGCAGGAAGGAAGGCCAAGGGCGGCCCATTTGCTGGTGAGGCGCACGGTGTACCCGCAGGACGGGCACACTGCCTTGAGCATGCGAGTGGTCTGCACTTTCTTGGTGCTCATGGTCAGGGCGGCATGAGGGTATGGGCCAAGCGAGTCCACGATTGCCCCGAAGGTGGGGAGGAACTCAGGGCCACGGGCAGTGGCTTTCCAGCCATCCACAGGGGTGGCCTCAAGGTGCATCAGGGCGGCAACCTTTTGGAAGTTGACCCCGTGGTTCATTGCCCCGGCAGTCGAGTGGCACAACTCATGCACCAACACCTCGAAGACATCGATTGGATTGGCAAGCTTGGGGTTGATGAGAATTTCGAAGGTCTTGTCAGCAGAGGCGGTGTCTGCCCAGCACTGACCAAGTGCGCCAGTGCGATTGGCCCCCAGCGGGAAACCACAGGCCACGCGAACGTTCGCAGGGAGTGGCTTGCCAATTGCATCAAAGAAGGGGCGCAGTTCACTCACGGCGGCTGAAAGCCAGTCTTCACGGTTGTTGATTGTCATATCGTTTCTCCAGTGCTAGTGATTGTATAGCGTTTAAATGGAAGGGGTCAATAGTTGCGGCTGGCATGGATGCGAGCCACATATTCACGGGCTGAGACCCTGCGCACAATGGCGTGGAAAGAGACGCACCCACAGCAGTCGTATTCATGGCGGCAACCACTGCGAGACAGGGTGCTGGCGATGGCGTTGGACAGGTCTGTCTTGCGGTGTGATGACGGGGCAATCACCCGTTGGGTGAAGGTGTCGGTGTCATCAGTGCTGGCAACCAGTTTGAGGGGCAGGATTTTGGCGCTGACGGCGTGATCCCAGTCATCCTCATGCGACCAGCCCAAGGTGAACTTGTGGGTGAGACGGTAGTAAAGATCGATGCTATGCATGGTGTTTCCTTTCGGTGTTTAAACGGATTGCACTCCAATGCCCGGCAGGGCATCAGGCTGGAATCAGGGTCGGTATGCGGCATAAGAGCGGATGGGGTGTCGCCCGTTGGTGTGCTTGTCGGTGAACTGCACATCGATGCCAGCTTTACGGGCGGCGGACATGAATTCAGACAGGTCGCAATCCTCTTCAAGGTAGGCGGTGTCGCCTCTCTGGTAGCTGTAGGTGCTGATCTTGTTGGCGATGCCCAGTGTGACCAACAGGTCACGCTTGACAGCCAGCCAGCCGTGGCCGGGGTCGGTGTAGAAGTTGAGGTTCATGGTTGGTCTCCAGTTGGTTAGAAAACGGCGAACTCTTGCAGGGCTTGCTTGGTGTCCATGCCCACAGTGGCACGGGAGATGACGTTCGACCATTCGCCCAAGGGGTTGGCGGTCAAGTCGAAGGCCAGTTTCTCCCTGTCAACCGCAGAGGTGCGGATGGCCCATTCGATTTGCTGGTGGGCGAACATAGTCCGAAGGCACACCTGCCAGTTGGTGGCGTTGGGTGTTTTGTTGAAGGCCTTTTGGGCAATGGCCAAGTTTTTCTTGATCAGGCCAGCGGCCTCGGTCAGGGTCTGCAGGGTGGCGGCATTGATGGTCATGGCTGGTCTCGGGTTAGTTGCACAAGACCCCCGGAGGGGTTTCGCCCAGTCAGGGCTCATCAGTTGTGCTTGCGTTGCAGGAAGGCGAGGCGGTCACGCATGGCATCCAGTTCGGCCCAAAGCTTTTGGATGTAGGGGTGATTCAAGTCACCCTCATGCAGGGCGATGGTTGTGTGGATGTCACGCATGGCGAACTCGCATTCGGTTGCGGTGTATCCCCGCGCCTTGTTGCGGTACAGGGCGGTCATGTCGCTGTAGTTCATGGTCAGGCTCCCTTGGTTGATGCAAGCGGCAACCAGTTGTCGGTTGCCAAGTCGGTAACCAGCAGACGGGCCAGCAAGACAACGTCTTTTTTGTCCAACAACAGGGAGGCAAAGGGGTGCTTGATGTCATAGGCCAGCACGGCACGGGCGTTGGCATCGGTGGGGTTTGCACGGTAGCGATCGATGAGTTTTTGCATGGTCTCTCCAGTAGTGCGGGATTGCACTGCGAAGCCCACAGCGTGGGCTTAACGGTGGAATCTCATGGGGGATTTTTTATCTACCGTCACGGTGGACAGGTACAGGGCTTGAACCCTGTCTGACTTGCTCCCAAGCTTCCCTTGGGTTTCGCCTCAGACCGACCGTATCGTGGGCCGTTCACATCAGCACTATTGCTAGTGCATGGACGAATCATATCACTAGTGTTTAAACAGTGTCAAACAGATACCTGAGCAAACTGTAGGGATATTGGTTCGAGGGTCAGGGTGCAAGGGGTATCAACAGTGCTGAGACCCTTGGGTTTGGCGCTCTTATTAGTGGGATACAACGCCGCAGATCAGAGGGTCTACAAGCCCCGGAAGGGGCATCAGGCGGGGTAGGTATGGGTAAGGTGTTTACACCGCCAGCAATCACGGTGTGCAATGAAAAAGTTAACAGAAAGTTATCCACAGTATCCACAGGAGGTTGTGGATAAGTCGGGTTATCAACAGGGAGTTGTGGATTGCGTGGATAAGTCCATGAGTACTTATTCATTGCAGACGGCGTTTAAACTGGTGATCTGCGATGGGGTGAGGGGATGGGCACTTGGACAGGTGATCGGGCCTCTGGTAGCATGCGGCGACAGAACGGTGCTGTGCATAAGCACAGGCTGGATGAAACCACAGGAACCAAACCATGAGCGAGACACAAAGACCCGGACGGGCCACGAAAGATGAACTACTGGCGGCGCTGGAGGCGGCGCACTTACCAGATGACGAAGGCCATGATGAAGGCCCGGAACTCAGCGAAGCGGAACGGTTGGCCGCTCACGCAGAACCTCCGCCCTTAAGGGTAGATGGAAGACCAAAGGGAGTGGAAGAGTACAAGAGGATCAATCCTCTCACGCCATCAGCAATGGAATTCGCAAAGGGCATGATCATTGGGAAAACAATGAGACAAGCCTACCGAGATGCATACCCAAACGCCAAAGGCAGTGATCAGGTGATCACATCAGCCGCATACAGACTGAGCAGGGATGAACGGATACAGAAGGTCTTGCAAGATGCTTGGGGCGAGACGGTGGAGGTGTTGGCAGAGGACACAGCGGCAACGAAACGATACGTGCTGAAAGAGTTGTTGGCACTTACCAAGGGAGGCAAGCAGGAAGGCTCCCGGTTGAAAGCACTGGAACTCATGGGCAGAGCCGCAGGGATGTTCCAACAGACCACTGAAGCACCGACAGAGAAACCCACCGCAGAGCAGTTGCGCAAGGAACTCTCAGGGCATCTCAAGCTACTGGACAACGTCAAGCCACTGAAGGCGAAGGCCAAGGCGTAGCGTGTAAACTCAGGGGAGGACATCGGTCATCAGTGCTGGGAGGCGGTGTGCGATTGGCTGGGAGTGGCGACCCCACCGGCCCCCGACCCCCCAAAGCTGTCAGCGAGGCCCCGCTCCCGTATACGCTCTAATCCACACAAACAATCCCATAGCTACACACCCCCATCATTTCCAAATGCCCACCCCCCGGGGGTATATATATTTTGTGTAAACACCTTGCGAACGTTCTGTTGTGCGTTTAAACTCTCGGCATGGTACTGACTTTATCAAATGGAAAAACCTTGGAGCGAGGCGTTGGATGCCCCACGATGGGTTTGCGTTTACACGCAGTAACCCTTGATTTGGAGGATTTGTACAAACTCCGCAAGATGGATGATGAGCAGATTAAGTTTTGGTTGTCTACGCTATGCACAAGGTTTGCGCCGCAGGGTTGATCATGTTGAATGAAAAGCATCAATTGGTTTTGGACTTCATCCGGGCTTATATCAAGCTCCATGGTGTTGCGCCGTCGTATTCCGTGATTGCCCGGGGACTGGGATTGAAGAGTAAGTCCAACATCCACCGGGTGGTCCACCTCCTGAAGGATGAGGGATTGCTGGTGGTCAAGCCGTACCAGTTCAATTCGATCAAGCTCATTGACCGCAGTGTCAGAGGGGTCTCTTCTCTATGATGACTCGTCAGGAGGTAGAGAAGTACAGGGAGCTGATTCCGTTGGTGGATGATCTTGAGAGAGCCAAGATCATGATGCTGTTGGAGTACGACAGGATTGAGAAGTGCAAGGAGTCGTTCATTTACTTCGCCTCCCACATGTGGCCCGGGTTCATTTCCGGGAAGCACCACCAGATCATGGCCAACGCTTTTGAGCGTGTGGCCAAGGGGGAGTTGAAGAGACTCATCATCAACATGCCTCCTCGGCACACCAAGTCCGAGTTTGCTTCGTATCTGCTACCGGCATGGTTTCTCGGGAAGTACCCGGAGAAGAAGATCATCCAGACTGCTCACACCGCAGAACTGGCTGTTGGTTTTGGCCGCAAGGTGAGGAACTTGGTCTCCTCTGAGGCCTTCTCCAATGTGTTTGACACCAAACTATCTTCTGACTCCAAGGCCGCAGGAAGGTGGAACACCCACAAGGGTGGTGATTACTTCGCGATTGGTGTTGGTGGTGCGGTAACCGGTAAGGGTGCTGATCTTTTGATCATTGACGACCCCCATTCGGAGCAGGAAGCCAAGCAGGGCAACCCCGCAGTCTTTGACAATGTGTATGAGTGGTACACATCAGGCCCTCGTCAGCGTCTGCAGCCGGGTGGGGCCATCATTATTGTGATGACGCGCTGGTCAAAGAGAGATTTGACTGGGCAGATTCTCAAAAACTCGGAAAAAGACGGTGTAAACGAGTGGGAAGTCATCGAATTCCCCGCAATTTTGCCGTCTGGAACCCCTTTATGGCCCGGATTTTGGAAGAAAGAGGAGTTGGAGGCCATCAAGGCTGAGATTCCTGTCGCCAAATGGGAAGCGCAGTACCAACAGAACCCCACATCCGAGGGAAATGCGATCATCAAGCGTGATCACTGGCGGATTTGGGAGTCGGATCAGGCCCCGCAGTGCGATTACATCATCCAAAGCTGGGATACAGCCTTCGAGAAGTCCAACAGGGCCGACTATTCGGCTTGTACGACGTGGGGAATCTTCCAGCATCCCAATGCCAACGGGGAAATGAAGCCCAACATCATCTGTCTGGACGCAGTAAAGGCCCGGATGGAGTTCCCTGAGCTGAAACAAAAGGCGCTTGAGATGTACAAGGAGTGGGAGCCGGATACCCTGATTGTGGAAAAGAAGGCCGCTGGCGCTCCTTTGATCTATGAGCTTCGGCAGATGGGAATTCCGCTTTCGGAGTACACACCGGGCAAAGGAAGCGATAAGATTGCGCGTGTAAACGCAATCTCAGACCTTTTTGCCTCCGGAGTTGTTTGGTGCCCTGAAACAAGATGGGCAGATGAATTGATCGAAGAGTTGGCTGCTTTCCCAAACGGGGACCATGACGACCTTGTTGACTCATCGAGCCAAGCGCTTCTCAGATTCAGAAGAGGCGGGTTCATCTCGATAGATTCGGATGAGCCTGAAGAGAAGCGCTATTTCCGCCGCAGAAGCGGTGGGTTTTATTAAGGATTCGATATGGCAGCATCAGACATGTTCCCCGGCATTGGCGGAGCCCCATTGGGCTTGGAAGACATTGCGCAGGACGAAACCCCCGCAATCGAGATCATGATTGAGAACCCTGATGATGTCCAAATCGGCATCGATGGAATGATGATTGACCTGATGCCGGAAGAGGAAAGCATCCCGTTTGATGCCAACTTGGCCGAGTACATGGACGAGAGCACCCTCAAGTCCATCGCCAATGAGCTGATTGAGTTGATCGAGGCAGATGTGACCAGCCGTAAAGACTGGACAGAGATGTACGTCAAAGGCCTCGAGGTCTTGGGCATGCGCTACGAAGAGCGCACCGAACCTTGGGATGGCGCTTGTGGGGTGTTCTCCACAGTCCTAACCGAGGCAGCGATCCGCTTCCAGTCCGAGACCATCATCGAGACATTCCCCGCCCAAGGGCCTGTGAAGACCGAGATCATCGGTGCGATTGACAAGCTCAAGGAAGAAGCCGCAGAGCGAGTTCGTGATGACATGAACTACAAACTGACGGAGCAGATGCCTGAGTACCGCCCAGAGCATGAGCGCATGCTGTTCAACTTGGGTCTGGCTGGCGCTGCGTTCAAGAAGGTCTATTTCGACCCAAGCCTTGGCCGTCAAGCCTCTGTCTTCATCCCCGCAGAAGACATCATCATCCCCTACGGCGCGTCTAATGCGCGTACCGCAGAGCGCATCACCCACACGATGCGCAAGACCAAGAACGACATCCGCAAGCTCCAAGTCGCAGGCTTCTACCGCGACATCGACCTCGGCGAACCCGTCACTTTCCACAGCGACATCGAGAAGAAAAAGGCCGAGGACCAAGGCTACAACCTCAACGATGACAACCGCTACCAGTTGTTTGAGACCTGCGTTGACTTCGACCTGCCCGGCCATGAGGACGAGGACGGCATCGCCCTTCCTTACGTCGTCACCATCGACCGCTCTACCCAGAACATTCTGGCCATCCGCAGAAACTGGAAAGAGACCGACGAACTCAAACTGCGCCGTCAGCACTTCGTGGACTATTGCTACGTCCCCGGTTTCGGCGTGTATGGCCTTGGCCTGATCCACATCATCGGCGGCTATGCCCGTGCCGGTACATCCTTGATTCGCCAACTGATTGACGCAGGCACATTGTCCAACCTGCCCGGCGGTTTGAAGGCTCGCGGTCTGCGCATCAAGGGTGATGACACCCCAATCCAGCCCGGCGAGTTCCGTGACGTGGATGTGCCATCTGGCACAGTGCGCGACAACATCATGACGCTGCCCTATAAGGAACCTTCACAAGTTCTGATGGGTCTCCTGAACCAGATCACCGACGAAGCTCGCCGTCTGGGTTCCGTGGCCGACATGAAGGTCAGCGACATGAGCGCCAACGCGCCCGTGGGCACTACACTGGCCATCCTTGAGCGTCAACTCAAGACCATGTCTGCTGTGCAGGCTCGTGTCCACTACTCGATGAAGCAGGAATTCAAGCTGCTCAAAGAGATCATCCGCGACAACACCCCGGGTGAGTACGAGTACATCCCGGTCGAGGGCAACACAAAGGCCAAGCGTGCTGACTACGACATGGTGGAAGTCATCCCCGTGTCGGACCCCAACAGCGCGACCATGGCCCAGCGGATCATGCAGTACCAAGCTGCGATCCAGTTGGCTCAGGGCGCTCCTCAGATTTACGACTTGCCGCAGTTGCACCGCCAGATGCTGGAGGTGTTGGGCATTAAGAATGCTGAGAAGCTCGTGCCGATTGAGGACGACATGAAGCCACGCGACCCGATCAGCGAGAACATGGCTTTCTTGACCGGCAAGCCCACCAAGGCCTTCATCTACCAAGACCACGACGCGCACATCGCCGTCCACTCTTCGATGATGCAAGACCCCATGGTCATGGGTCAGATGGGTCAAAACCCCATGGCCCAGCAGATGCAGGCCTCAATCATGGCCCACATCGCCGAGCACGTTGCATTCCAGTACCGCAACCAAATCCAAGAGCGCCTCGGCGCAACCTTGCCAGCACCCAACGCAGAGTTGCCAGAGCAGGTCGAGGTTCAGTTGGCCAAGTTGGTCGCCCAAGCAGCTCAGCAGCTCACCCAGATTCACCAAGGTGAAGCAGCTCAGAAGCAAGCGCAGCAACAACAGCAAGACCCCATCGTGCAGATGCAGCAGCAAGAGCTGCAGATCAAGATGCAGGAAGCTCAGATCAAGGCCCAGAAGGTTCAGGGCGATCTGGCTATCAAGCAGGCAGAGCTGCAAATGAAAATGCAACAGGCAAGCCAAGGCTCAAACCCTCAGCTCGAGGCAGAGCAGGCCATGATGGAAATGCAAATCCAGCAGCAAGAGCATGCATTGAAGATGCAGCAAGAGCAGGAAAAGCACCAAATGAGGATGATCCAAGAGCGTGACAAAGCCATGCTCAAGGCCATGCAACCACAAAATCCGGCTGCGTAAACGCCGGGCAGTAAAGGAGAAAGATGGACGAAAAGGTTTTGCAGCACCTCAACAAGAAACTTGAGGAGCGCGTCGTATCTCTTGTCGAATTTATGGCGGACGGAGGATGCAAGTCCTACGACCACTATAAAGAACTGTGCGGAACTATCCGAGGTCTCCGAGCCGCACAGTCAGAAACCGGTGACCTCGTGCGAAAACTGAAAGAGTATGACAATGACGACTAACTTTGATGTTCAGGCGGTTGATCTGTCTGGCCTTCTCAACAAGCCCGTTGAGGACAAGGCCAAGCAGGTTCCTGATCCCGCCACTTTCCATTTGCTTTGCATGCTTCCTGAAGCTCAGGAGGAGTACGAAGGCGGATTGCTGAAAGCTGGGCAGACCATGCAATTTGAAGAGTTGCTGTCTCCAGTCCTTTTCGTGGCCAAGATGGGTCCCGATGCGTTCAAGGACGAAAAGCGTTTCCCGAGCGGCCCAAGCTGCAAGGTCGGCGACTTTGTAATCGTGCGCCCCAACACCGGCACCCGGATGAAAATCCACGGCACCGAGTGGCGGATCATCAACGATGACTCTGTCGAGGCGGTTGTGCAAGACCCTCGCGGCATCCAGCGCGTTTAAGGAGTCACCATGGCTGATTTTGAAAAAACTGAATTTGAGTTCCCCGACGAAGCTGCAGAAAACCCCCGCAAGGGCGGAGCAGTGGTTGAGCCGGAGGCCGACATTGAAGTCGTAGATGACACGCCCGTTGCGGATCAAAACCGCAAGCCCATGGCCGAGCCGCCAAAGGACGTGACTGACGACGAGCTGGCCAAGTACGACGAGAGCGTCCAAAAACGCATCAAGCACTTCAGCAAGGGCTACCACGAAGAGCGTCGGGCCAAAGAGTCTGCTCTGCGGGAACGTGAAGAAGCTCTCCGACTGGCGCAGGCCATCGTCGAGGAGAACAAGAAGCTCAAAGGCTCCTTGAGCGTCAATCAGAATGCGCTTCTGGAGCAGGCCAAGCGCACTGTCTCGGGTGAGGTGGAAGATGCCAAGCGCAAGTACAAGCAAGCATACGAATCTGGCGACTCTGATGCATTGGTTGCAGCTCAAGAAGAGCTGACAACTGCCCGGATCAAAGCCGACAAGATCAACAACTTCAAGCCTGTTGCTTTACAGGAAGAAAGAAATGAGGTACAACAGCCTCAACGAACCTACCAAGAACAGCCTGTTGATCCAAAACTGCTCTCGTGGAAAGACGAGAACGAATGGTTTGGCTCCAACAAGCGAATGACGGCTTACGCTCTTGGCCTTCATGAGGACTTGGTAGGAGAGGGTATACCGGCTGGCACTGATGAGTACTATCGTCGTCTCGACAGTGACATCCGGGCACGTTTCCCAGATCAGTTTGAGTCAGGGAAGCCGATGGATGCGTCCACTCCATCGCGAGCATCAAACGTTGTCGCACCGGCAACGCGGAGTACTGCGCCCCGAAAGGTCGTACTTACCAAATCGCAGGTCGAAATCGCCAAGCGGCTGGGTGTTCCTTTGGAACTCTATGCTCGTAAGGTTGCGGAAGAAATGAGGAAATGAAATGACTGAGCAAAATCGTACAAAGCGTGAACTCGATACACGAGTTGCTATGGCCCGCCCCACAAAATGGGCACCTGCGCAGCTTCTGCCCGACCCCACACCGGAGCCCGGGTATGCTTATCGTTGGATTCGTGTAAGCACTATGAACGCTGATGATCCGCGTAACATTTCGTCGAAACTCCGCGAGGGATGGGAACCTGTAAAGGCGTCTGATCACCCAGAGATTCAATTGTTCGGGGAGACCAATGGTCGATTCCCAGATTCAATCTGTGTTGGCGGTCTTCTTCTTTGCAAAACACCTGCTGAATTCATTGAACAGCGGTCTGCGCACTTTAACCAACAGTCCGAGTCGCAGATGGCATCAGTGGATAACAGCTACATGCGTGAGAGTGATCCTCGTATGCCTCTCTTCAAAGAGCGGTCGTCGAAGACTACTTTCGGTAAAGGTATTTAACTTTTTGGAGTCCAAACATGGCTTACCCCACCGTTTCGGCACCCTACGGCTTGCAAGCTATCAATCGTATTGATGGCATGCCGTACGCAGGTGCATTCCGCCAGATTCCCGTAGCTGCTGGCTTCGGCACCGCCATTTTTGATGGCGATACCGTTGTGATCAACAGCGATGGCTATCTGGTCAAGTCCACCACAACTGACTCCGGCAACATTGTCGGCGTTTGCGTTGGTGGTTCGTACGTGAACTCCAGCGGCCAGCCCGTTGAAGGTCAGTACATTCCTGCTCTGGCTTCTACAGCAAGCAACTTGGCCTACGCCTATGTGATCGACGATCCAATGGCTCTGTTCAAAGTTGCCGTTGTGACCTCGGGCACTACCATGGGCACTGCTGGTCGTACTGTTGTTGGCTCGAACCTTCCTTTGGTTCTGAACGCTGGCAGCACAACCACCGGTAACTCTGCTTTCGCTGTCACTTTGACTGGCGCTGGCACTACCGCCACTATCCCTGTGCGTGTTATCGATGTTGTGCCCGAGACAGCTACTGCTGCCGACACATACACCGAGCTGTTGGTGAAAATCAACACACACCAGTACAACAACACCACTGGTGTTTAAGGAGTAAATCATGGCTATTTCACGCGCACAACTGCTCAAGGAATTGCTGCCCGGTCTGAACGCTTTGTTCGGCCTTGAGTACGCCAAATATGGCGAGCAGCACAAAGAAATCTACGAAACCGAGTCCTCGGAGCGTAGCTTTGAAGAGGAAACCAAGCTGTCTGGCTTCTCCGCCGCTCCGGTGAAGAACGAAGGCGCTGCCATTGCTTATGACAATGCGCAGGAAGCTTGGACTGCACGTTACACCCACGAAACCATTGCGATGGGCTTCTCCATCACCGAAGAGGCTGTGGAAGATAACTTGTACGACAGCCTCTCCAGCCGCTACACCAAGGCTCTGGCCCGTGGTATGGCTTACACCAAGCAGGTCAAAGCTGCTGCTATCTTGAACAGCGGCTTCACCGCTGGCGTAACGTACGGCGACGGCGTTACCCTGTTCTCGACTGCTCACCCTCTGATCTCTGGTGGCGTCAACAGCAACCGTCCTGCCACAGCAGCCGACTTGAACGAGACTTCGTTGGAAAACGCCGTCATTCAGATCGCAGCTTGGACAGACGAACGCGGTTTGCTGATTGCCGCTAAGCCTAAGAAGCTGGTGGTGCCTCCAGCACTGCAATTCGTTGCAACCCGCTTGTTGGAAACTGAACTCCGCGTTGGCACTGCCGACAACGACATCAACGCCATCAAGAACAACGGTTCCATCCCCGGTGGTTACACAGTCAACAACTTCTTGACTGACACCAACGCTTGGTTCCTGTTGACTGATGTGCCCAACGGCCTGAAGCACTTCGTGCGTTCGCCTCTGGCAAACAGCATGGACGGCGACTTCGACACCGGCAACGTCCGTTACAAGGCTCGCGAGCGTTATTCGTTCGGCGTGTCCGACCCTCTGGGTATCTACGGCTCCCCCGGCGCGTAAGCTCTGGCGGAAATCTGAAAAGGGCTCCTTCGGGGGCCCTTTTTTGTTGCAATGGTTTAAACGCAATGGTATATTGACCATACCCCCGGACTTTTCCGGTGTATCTGACGGCTCCGGGCCGACGACATGCAGACAGATGCACCTCAACTCGCATGTGAGGAAATCATCATGAGCAATACGACTTTCAGCGGCCCAGTTCGTTCCGAGAACGGCTTTCAATCCATCTCCGTCAGCGCCACTACCGGTGCCGTCACAGTGAACTCTTCGTTCGGTACTGACGTTGTTCTGGGCACCCAGTCTCTGTCCGGCGCTGGCGCAGTTAGCGTCACCAACACTTTCACTGCCCTGACCACCACAGGCGCTGCACAAGCCCTGACGCTGGCCGATGGCACAGCAGGTGAGTTGAAGATCATCACCCACGTTGTGGATGGCGGCTCCGCTGTTCTGACTCCCACCACCAAAATCGGTTTCAGCACCATCACCTTCACGGGCGTGGGCGAGTCCGCCACTCTGGTGTATACCGCTGCCGGTTGGGCCATCGTTGCTCTGAATGGCGCTGTTGCAGCTTAATTGATCTCGGGGGCTTAGGCCCCCGCTTTACAGGAGATTGATTATGGGTATGCAAACCGACGTAAAAGCGATTTCGCTGGCGGCTTCTGGTGCCGTCACCGATACCCGCACCCGCGTGCGCAGCATGGTCATCGAGCCCGGCGCATCTGCTGGCAGCGTGATCCTCAAGGATGGCGGCTCCAGCGGCACAACGCTGTTCACCATCAACACCACTGCCAACGGTGAGACTTTCAACGTCTTGATCCCGGCAGAGGGCGTTCTGTGTTTGACCAGTGCCTACGCTACTTTGTCAAACGCAAAGGTGACGGTGTTTTATGGCTGAAGAAGCACGCCCGATGGACATTGCAGGTCGCAAACTGATGATTGCGATCCCTGCATACGATGGCAAACTGAACATCAAGACCTCCTTTGCTTTGGCCGATCTTGTGGTCAAAGCTTCGAGGTTTGGCGTTCAGGTTCAACTGTCGCACCTATCGGGCTGCTCTCTCATCACCAAGGCCCGCAACGTCTTGGTGGCCAACTTCCTTGAGTCGGACTGCACGGACATGCTGTTTGTGGACGCCGACATCGTGGTGGACGCAGACTCTGTGCTCCGACTGCTGGCGCTGAGCACCGGCAAGGACATCACGGCTGGCATGTATACCCGCCGCGCAGAGGATCGCAAGTTCTTCTTGGACATCTACAAGGACCAGAACAACACCCTTGAGTTTGATGCTCACGGGATGCTTCGGGTTGAGAATGTGGCCACTGGCTTCATGATGATCCAGCGCCATGTGATTGAGAAGATGATCCAGAACCACCCCGAGTGGAAGTACTTCAACGACTTCTACAACCGGGACGAGTTCTGCCTGTTCGACTTTGAGCTGTCGAACGGCCAGTACATTGGCGAGGACTACACCTTCTGCAAGCGTGCCCGCGCAGACGGCTTCACGGTCTTCGTTGACCCAGAGATCACCCTGCCGCACGTTGGCTCTCAGGAATATCACCGCAGCTTCAAAGAGTCTGTGCTGATGCCCTTGATCGAGCAGTACTGCACACCCCAACTGAAGGTCGTCAATGGCTAAGACACCCGCACCCAAGAAGAAAGGCCCATCCTTGGCGGTGGGTCGCGGCGAGAAGCTGCCTGTTTCCAAAGGTGCAGGGCTGACTGCCAAGGGACGCGCCAAGTACAACGCTGCGACGGGCAGCAACCTCAAGGCTCCACAGCCCCAAGGTGGCCCTCGCAAGGATTCTTTCTGCGCCCGAATGTCCGGCATGCCCGGCCCCATGAAGGACGAGAAAGGCCAACCTACGCGCAAGGCTGCGGCCTTGAAGAGATGGAAGTGCTGAGATGGACATCAATACCATTTGGTCCGCCGCGCTGTCTCTCATAATGGGGGCGGTTTGGTTCTTCATGCGCGAAAAGTTTGATGAACTCAAGCGGCTTGACATCCTGCTAAACAAAACACGCGAGGAGATAGCCCGTGATTACACGACTAACGCAGAAGTTCAGAGAATTACTGACCACATTGACCAACGCTTTAATCGCCTCGAAGCAAAAATTGACCAGCTTATTCAAGCGGGGAAGTAATGCCAAGCAAAACTAAAGCGCAGCATAATTTCATGAACGCCGTGGCACACAGCCCGGCATTTGCGAGGAAGGCTGGCGTCCCACAATCGGTGGGCAAAGATTTTTCCAACGCGGACAAGGGCCGCAAATTCTCAAAAGGTGGCGATATGAAAGAGTCCAAAGCAATGGTGAAGAAGGAAGTCGGCTTCATGAAGAAAGCTGGCGCACCCAAGTCCATGATCAAGCACGAAATGGCTGAAGCCAAGGGCAAAGGCTACAAAGCCGGTGGCTCGATTGGCACAACCAAGATGGGCGCGGTAAAGACCAACCCCGGTAACATCAACGGCGTTGCCACCAAAGGCAAAACCAAAGGCACCATGGTCAAGATGGCCCGTGGCGGCAAGGCCTGCTAAGGAGTAGTCATGGCGACAAAGAAGATCAAGCGCTTTAACGAAGGCGGAGTGTCTGACAAAGACCGTGGACTGGAATCATCGAAAGATGAGAAGGTTGGCTTCTTTGAACGCCTGCGCATGGGTAACATCGACCAAGAGGGCTCTGAGGCCTACAACCGCTTTGGCGCTGGCCGCGCCAAGGCTGATCGCGACATGGCAAGTGAAGCTGCAGCCATGAAGGCTGTGGATGCGTATCGCGCAGCTCCCGCCGCTCCCGCTGAAGAGCGTGATGCAATGGAAGAGGCGAACGCACGCGAGCCCATTCCAGTTCCCGCTGGACCAAGGGTTGAGTCGCCCAAACCGGGCGGTAGACCTCGTGTAAACGTTCAGGCAGAAAAGCCTTCTGCTCCAGCCAAGCCAAAGATGCAAGAGCAGACCTACACCCGCAGGGGTGGGGCCACAGCCGAAGATCGCGCATCCAGAGCTGCTCCGGCCTCCAACCCCAACTACTCCAACGAGGGTCGTGGTCGTGAGATGACCAAAGAGCAGCAGTACGCTCGAGCCGAAGCTGAAGCAAAGTCGCCAGAGGGTGTGGCAAAGCGCAAGAAAATGGAAGCCGAGCAGGGTCTTGAGCGCGTAACGCCCGAAACAGCCTTGCTTCCCGGTGGTGGCTTGAAGATGCTGAGCGAAGCAGCCAAAAAGCTTGCAGCCCCAAAGATGGCCAAGTACGCTCAAGAGGCTTTGCCAGCACCAACCAAGCGTCTGCCTTTCGATAAGGCTGGCTCTCTTGCCCGCAAGCGCTCCGAGAGAGCGGATATGCGCCGAGAGGAGATGCTGAAAGAAAACGCCAGACGCTACGGGCTAGACGAAGACGCTCCCGGCTACCAAGCAGCCGCTGACGCTGTGCGCAAAGGTCTTGGCGGTAAAGACTTTGGTCTGAAGAAGGGCGGCTCCGTAAAATCGAAGCCTGTCATGAAGAAGATGGCCTCTGGAGGCTCTGTCACACCTGCATCCAAACGTGCAGATGGCATCGCTACTCGCGGCAAAACCCGTTGCAAAATTTGTTAAGGAGCTGACATGAACGACGAAATGGAAAAGAAACCTCGCGGCATTAAAGATGGTGTTTACACAGAAGACTCCGGCCTTCCTCCTCCACAGGACATCGATGGCGGCTCGGCCTCCAAGCCCAAAAAGCCAAAGAAGTACGCCAGTGGCGGCGTTACTCGCGCCGATGGCTGCGTCACCAAGGCCCACACCAAGGGCAAGATGATCAAGATGGCTGGCGGCGGGATGTGCTGACATGTTAGCAAGCCGTGGTATGGGGGCCATCGCCCCCTCTAAAATGCCCAAAGGCGTCCGCAAGGCTCGCCGGGACGACACCGACTTCACGCAGTACGCTGAAGGCGGCAAGGTGGGTTTGTACGCAAACATCCACGCCAAGCGTGCTCGGGGTGAGAAAATGCGCAAACCGGGCCAAAAAGGCGCACCCACGGCTCAGGCGTTCATCGACTCAGCCAAGACAGCGAAGAAGTAAACCATGGCAACATCAGGCACCACCGCTTTCAATATGGACCTCACGGAAATCGTTGAGGAGGCGTTTGAACGCGCTGGTGGTGAGTTGCGCACGGGCTACGACCTGCGCACAGCCAGCAGATCGCTGAACCTGATGTTTGCCCAGTGGGCGAACCGTGGTTTAAACATGTTCACGTATGAGCAGGGGTCCATTAACTTGGTCGCCGGTCAAGCCACATACGACCTACCAGAAGACACCGTTGACTTGCTGGAGCATGTGATCCGTACCGGCGCTGGCAATGCTTCGACTCAGGCCGATCTGACCATTACCCGCATCAGTGTCTCAACCTATGCCACGATTCCAAACAAGCTCCAGCAGGCTCGTCCAATTCAAGTCTGGATTGAGAGACTGGACACGCCTCGCATTACCGTTTGGCCTACGCCTGATAACTCCCAGCCGTACGTTTTTGTGTATTGGCGTCTTCGTCGTATGCAGGACGCTGGCACAGGTGTAAACACCATGGACATGCCATTCCGCTTCTACGAAGCGATGACGGCTGGCTTGGCTTATCACCTTGCCCTGAAGATTCCCGGAGCCATGGAGCGTTTGGGCGTCCTCAAGCAGCAGTATGACGAGGCTTGGGAGCTGGCCAGTTCGGAGGATCGCGAGAAAGCTGCAATACGCTTTGTGCCGCGTCGTCAGTTCATCGGTGGAGGCACCTGATGAGTAATCGCTTCGCATCCGGCAAGAAAGCGATTGCGGAGTGTGATCGCTGCGGCCAGCAGTTCAAACTGAAGAATCTCAAGACCGAGATCATTAAGACCAAGAAGTACGAGCTTCTGGTGTGCCCGGAATGCTGGGACCCAGATCAGCCCCAGTTGCAGCTTGGCATGTTCCCGGTGGATGACCCTCAAGCTTTGCGCAACCCCCGCAGAGACACGACATACGTGACCTCGGGCATCAACGCAAACGGAAACCTGTCTGGTGGCTCTCGAGACATCCAGTGGGGCTGGAACCCAGTCGGTGGTTCTCGGCTCTTTGACAACCTGTTGACGCCGAACTATTTGGCGTTGACGGCACAGGTCGGTACAGTGACAATCTCAACATCGTAAGGAGTCCATCATGGATGCAAAAGCAGCAGTTCACAAGCATGAGAAAAACATGCACAAGGGCCAGCCTATGACCAAATTGGCCAAGGGCGGCAAGACCAATGCCGACATGAAGAAGTACGGTCGCGGCATGGCCAAGGTCATGAACCAGCGCGTCTCTTCTGCGCCAAAGGGGAAGTAATATGGCCAAGTTCAGCCAGAAGATGATGGGCAAAGAGGTTGGCCAAGCCAGCGTCTATGCCGAGCCCCACACCATGAAAGGTAAAGCCGTGAAAGCTACTACCAACCCCGGCAAAGAGCCAAACCACAGCCGTGTTGACACGGTGAATATGTCTGTGGGCGCGTTCAGCAACAAGCCCGATGGCATGGGCACCAAGACCAGTGGCATCAAAGTCCGTGGCACTGGCGCAGCTACCAAGGGCCTGATGGCCCGAGGCCCAATGGCGTGAGGTTTGAATGAACTACACCGAGCTGAAGGTCAACATTGCCGACATCTGTGAAAACGAGTTCACAGAGGAGCAGTACGCCATGTTCACGCAGCAGGCGGAGCAGAAAATCTACAGCTCGGTGCAGTTGGCCAACCTCCGCAAGAACGTCACCGGGACGCTGACTGCAAACAACAAGTACTTGGCGGCTCCGAACGACTTCCTGTCGGTGTACTCGCTGGCCATCTACCCCGCTGCTGGCGGCGAGTATTTGTTCCTGCTCGACAAGGATGTAAACTTCATCCGTCAGGCGTACCCCAATCCGGCTACTACCGGTAAACCCAAGCACTACGCCATCTTCGGACCCCAGTCCAACGATGTGAATGAGCTGACGTTCATTCTTGGCCCAACGCCTGATGCAACGTACAACGCGGAGCTGCATTACTACTACTACCCTGAGTCCATCGTGACTGCGGGTACGACGTGGCTGGGCGAGAACTTTGACTCCGCTTTGCTCAATGGCGCTCTGGTTGAGGCAATCCGCTTCATGAAGGGTGAGGAGCAAATGGTCAAGGTGTACAACGATATGTACGTTCAGGCAATTGCTCTGCTCAAGAACTTGGGTGATGGTAAGCAACGCATGGATGCTTATCGCGATGGTCAAGTAAGGATTAAAGTGTCATGAGCATTCTTCAAACAGCAACCACGTCGTTCAAAGTTGAGCTGCTGCAAAGCATCCACAACTTTGGCCCCACCTCACCGGACACGTTCAAGATCGCCTTGTACACCGCCGCTGCCGATCTGGGCTATGCAACAACCGCGTACAGCACCTCCAATGAGGTGACTGGTACGGGCTACACCGCTGGCGGCAACACGCTTACCATCAGCACAAGCCCAACGTCCGGCAACAACTCGCTCAACATCCCGACGGCGTACATCAACTTCAGCAACACATCTTGGACTGGCGCTACGTTCACGGCCCGTGCGGCCTTGATCTACAACAGCAGCGAAGGCAACAAGTCCGTGGCCGTTCTGGACTTCGGCTCCGACAAGACCGTCAGCAACGACACTTTCCAAATCATCTTCCCAACAGCCGATGCCAACAGCGCAATCGTGCGAATCTCTTAAGGAGCCATCATGGAACACAGCAAAGCAGCCGACAGCGTTACCGCAGGCATGATCACAAACCGCGTTGGCGGTGAGCGCGTTGGCGCGGGCGGTATCTTCACCGTCACTTGCGTGGGCGCAGACGGCAAGGAAAAGTGGTCTGACAAGTTTCACAACCTCGTTGTCAATCAGGGCCTGCAGGACATGAACAGCAAGTACTTTGCCGCCTCGGGTTACACCGCCGCTTGGTACTTGGGTCTGGTCGAAGGCCCCGGCTCCGGCACAACATTCGCTGCTGCCGACACACTGGCTTCGCATGCTGGCTGGACTGAGCTGGTGCCCGGCACCGCTTACACCGGCAACCGCAAGGCTGTCACTTTTGGCACGGCCACCACGGCTGACCCATCGGTGATCACAAACTCTGGCAGTCCATCTTCGTTTGCCATGCTGGTGAACAGCACTGTGGTGGCTGGCGCGTTCTTGGCCAGCGTCAGCAGCGGCACCTCCGGCATCTTGTTCTCGGCTGGTGACTTCACTGGCGGCGACAAGACCGTGGACAACGGCGACACCCTGAACGTGACCTACAGCTTCTCGCTCGACGCAGCCTGATAGGGGCAAGTGGTGTTTGGTGATGTCACTTTTGCCCAAGCACCCTTCGCCTCTTTAGGCGGGAACACGTTCGCCGCCACGCAACCAGAAGCTGCTGCAGTGGCAGCTTCCTTTGAGGTTCCCAGCGTCATTCGCGGCGGCATCATGAGCGAGACTGCCACGGGTCAAAACACCCAGTCGGTCATCGCCACAATGGTGGCCACGCAGACTGAAACATCCTCTGCATCCAGCGTTCAGTCGGTCATCGCCAACATGGTGGCCAGCATGCTGGAGCAGGGCACTGCCAATGATGCGCAAACAGCCATCGGCACATTCTTGGCATCGCAAGCAGAAAGCACCAGCGCCACAGCAGCTCAGACCGCCAGCAGCAACGTCTTGGCCGCACTGTCGGAAACGGCCACAGGCTCGGACTCTATGAACCGGGGCCTGCTGGTTTCGGTGGCCATCGCAGAGAGCGCAGCGGGCACGGCCACGCAAGTGGCTCAGATCAATGTAAACGGCTCCATCGCGGAAGTCGTGAGCGCCCTGAGCACTCTGGGTGTGGTCAAAGACAAGAACATCTACGCGACTGGCGTGCAGCTCACCATCAGCATCGGAGGGGTGCTCGTGTGGGCGGTAATTGACGACAGCCAGACGCCAAACTGGCAAAATATCAACGACGTGCAGTCCCCCGGCTGGACGCAGCTACCGTCGTAAGGACACAAAATGGCATTGGCACTCAAAGATCGCGTCAAGGAAACCACCACCACGACCGGCACGGGCACGGTTACGTTGGCCGGTGCAGCTTCGGGCTTCCAGTCATTTGCGGCGGTGGGCGACGGCAACCAGACCTTCTACGCCATCGTGGACTCAGCTTCCGGCGACTGGGAAGTTGGTGTTGGCACATACACATCCTCGGGCACCACGCTGTCCCGAACCACTGTGGTGTCTTCCAGCAACGCAGGGTCCTTGGTGAATTTTGGCGCTGGCTCCAAAGACGTGTTTGTCACCTACCCATCCTCGCGGTCGGTGTATCTGGACGCTGCGGGTTCTGCCGTCACCACGCTGGACATCGGGACTCTGGGGGCCAGCACGGCCAACATCACCACGGCCAACATCACGTCCGGCACGGTGTCCACAACTCCGACCAGCGGCAACGACATCACCAACAAGACCTACGTGGACACGTTGGTCGCCTCGGGCATTCACTTTCATCAGCCCGTAATGGTTGAAAGCCCAACTAACCTTAACGCAACTTACAACAACGGCACTGCGGGTGTTGGTGCAACGCTTACTAACGCGGGAACGCAAGTTGAGTTAATTATTGATGGCATCTTCACATCGCCGGGTGATCGCGTTTTGGTTTATAGCCAAACCAATCCAATCGAGAACGGCATTTATGTTGTCACAGTTGTAGGTACAGTTTCTACAAATTGGGTGCTAACACGCGCCAGCGATGC